GTTCACCCGTGCGGAGATTTGCGGAGTTCACTTCATGACGGCCGACAAAGATACGGGCGTTTCCTACGAAGCTATCCGCGACATCTCTCGGGGGAAAGACACGCACATAGTGAACTTCCTGCGCATGGCTCACTTCCTGGGCTGTGAGGTGGTGATACGTCAAATCGGTACGACCGACACCGAGGACCCGGCAACAACTCCGCAAGTTTACGAGGAAATGATTGCCAACATTGAAGAGGAAAACAGAAGATAAAAAACATACACTTCAATTAATTGATAATCAGCACCGGTTCAGGCGTGAATCGGTGGTTTTTTGAATTTTAAGTGCAATTTTAATGCGATTCTTGCTTAAAATTGTTACATTTGCCATGCAAAAGAAAAACAATGAATTAACCATAAAAACAGGGCAAATGATCTATACTAACCAACGACGCAGGGAGCTTAACAAAGCTCTGTTTTCTAAACTGCAAAATCCCCTTATTACTGCGCTCGCCGAGGAAGGCGACTCACACATTTTTCTTGAACATCTGCCAAAGGATGCCGAGGAAATTCCCACAGACGACTGCCTGATGCGTAATGTGCCGCGAGGTGTGCTGCCGTGGAACCAGGTGATGCCGGTATTCATTCCTGCTATGTACAACGGGAAGAAAGCTTATCTGGTGAACTACGTGAATAATTCACAGAAGAGCATACAGACGGCGCTCGAAAAACTGAACACCTGCGGAATGTATTACATTCCCGGCATGACGCTGGAGAAAGGAGTGGATTATGAATGAATTTAAGAAGATGGCCATGCAGGGATGCCTTATCCTGATTGGCATGGTACTGGTAGCAGGATTCTGCCTGTATGGAATCATTAGTCTTATAAAAAAATTTATCTGAAAACGGCATGGAAGAAAAAAGATATTACTACAAGGTGTCGCTATCGAACACGCATCGCGGACGCTGCATTCAGGGACTGATTGATAAAGGAAATAGAGCGGTGGAAGCGGCCAACGAACTTGCCGCCTGTCTGGGTGCTGAATCGCGGACGGACCGTCCGGGACGGCTGTTCCCGGGAGTAGGAATTGGTAGCCTGAAGTTCCATAGAGTTCCCAACCTTTTTGCCTACCAGTTTATCGGTAAGGGAGAATATATACCGAATATGCAGAACGAGAAAGGGCAGGAGATAGCACGTAAAATCATGGACCTGCCGGACGTGACCTCCGACGATTTCCGGGTAGCGTTTGGCATTCCCATAAACCGCCAGCACACTCCTCAGTGGTTTATCTACAACGGAAAGGCGTACCTGTGCAGCCGCTATCCGCTGGGCGAGGAATACGAAACCATCCTCCAGCAGGAGTTTGATTCAAAACGGAAGAAAGTATGAGCTATCAGGTGAATCTTTTCCGAAAGCCTCCGGTAATTGGTGAAGTAGTTTCGCGTGCTGAATACCGCGAAATACTTCTGGCACGCATGGCTGCCGGCGACCTCTATGCGTCGGAAACGCTGGCCATGGTGCGAAAGGCCGACATGGCGCTGGATGTGCTTCGTGAAAAACCTATATACAAAAGAAATAATGAATCCGTTTAATATTTTTCTGGTTGCTATGTTAAGTGTAGCTTTTGGATGGAGTATTCTTTTTGCAATAGGAATAACTGTTTCTGCATTTAAAGAGCTACTGAAAATGATAAAACAAATGATGGAGGATTGACATGGGATGTTTTATTTGTGCAAAATGCGGATGCGTGGACAACACCGCCACTTCGGAATACTGGAGCATTGTGACAAGACTTTCGCCAGATGTAGAATGGGACGAAAGTCTTCTGCCGTACAAATGGAAACCGCTTTGTTCGGAATGCTGTAAAATAGAGTTTGACGAAACCGAAAATCACGCCAGATATGTGCCAGGAAAATGGCACGGAAGATTTCCGAAAGAAAAAGCTACGGAAGACCAGAAACGTCGTGTGGGTAAAGACGGACTTATTCAACATAAATGAAAGATTATGGGAGAGAAGAAATTCAAGCATGTAATGATAGATACGGAAACTCTGGGCAGGACACCTGGAAGCGTGGTCCGTTCGGTGGCTGCCGTAGAGTTTGACCCGAAAACGGGTGAAACCGGACGACAGAAGGTGTGGAAAATAGACCTTACCGATTCTATCCGATACGGTTTTAAGGTAGAAGCATCTACACTTAAATGGTGGATGATGCAGTCGGACGAAGCACGACGCGAATTTGTGGAAGGAGCAGAAACACCACTGGAGGATTTCCTGGAGGATTTCATGCAATTTATAGCTGCTACGGACGAAGGGAACGACTTCACGTTATGGTGTCTTCAGCTGGATTTCGACGTGGCTATGCTTCGTTCCATGTATTCATGGTATAACCTGAACGTGTACAGATGCGACGAAGAAGTGCTTCCGTGGAACTTCCGGAAAGTGCGCGATGTGCGTCCGTATATGGATGCTCTGGATAGTGCAGGTCTTCTTCCTCCGAAGGTGGCGGACAGACACACTCCGCTGGCCGACTGCCTGGCTCAAATAAACTGTATGTATCTAGTTGAAAAGAATAATCTTGTAGTGAGATAGGATTATGAACGTCACCACCGACACAATAAACCACATATACCAGTATGCTACCTACCGCACAAACGAGCGTTGCGGAGAAACCGTAACCGTTCCGGGACTTACGGAAGGTGCGCATACCTTTTGCCGTAGCCGGCTGGAAGAAAAATATATGTTTGTGCTTTCGGCTGTGAAGGGACTTCCTCGCGTGATGCGTTACAGCAATCGTCCGGAAGGCTCTCCATGGATTCTGGCACGCGGTCACGGAAGCCGGTACGAAGGGGCCACGCTCGATTCAGCAGAGCGCCTGCTGGTAATGGCCGTCGCGCTCGGTATTGTGCGTGTGATGAAACCATCCTGCGACTCGTGCGATGTGCCGAATGTGGTGATTGACGACGAACGACTGCGGAAAATGGAAATGATGCAGCCCAAACATTCCAGACGTTTTTCATTGTTGAACTGGTAAACCTTACTCTATGATCACACTCGCCAACCGGACCTACGTTCTATGCTTCGAACAGTCGTACACAGCGGCTGCACTCATGGAGTGGATTGAAGCAGGTAAAGAGCCCGAAATATCTATCCGGAATGCCAAAAAAGGAGTAGAACGAAGCGTCGTTCTTACCATAAAAGACAAAGACGGCATTTATCTATCACTTATTCAGCGCATTGCATCTGTTACATCAGCAAGAATCCATGTAAAATCGGAGGTTTTATGAAATTTAGCAACAATTTTAATGCGATTTCGGTTTAAAATTGTTACATTTGCCATGTCATACAATGACATGTTGGGTGATAAAAGGTATTTGTAAATTCAGGGTTCCGCATCCGTGCGGAGCCCTTTGTAAAACCTGAAATACATGGCAAAGAAAAACATAAAATGCTATAACTCCGGTAAAATAGGCGGTCTTTCCTACCTCCAGGCATACAAGAACTTTGAGAATGCAGATCAGGAGATTGCCGCGATGGGTTTCACTCCCGTAAATCCTATCATTCTCGGACTGAAACCATCGCGCCCGTACTGGATGCACATGGTGTGGGACATTCTGCTGCTTTCCCGTTGCGGTCAAATCTACCTGCAGCAGAACTGGAAGTCAAGCCGTGGAGCAAGAATCGAGTTCAGGGTGGCGAAATTCCTGGGTATTCAGATATGGTTTCAGGGAAATCCTGGGGAAGAAAAAGTAATTAGTTCTAAATAGCCAAGTTGAATAAAATGGCTCCCGCGTGAAGTGCGTCGGCGCACGTTTTCCATAATGTTTAGTTTAAAAGTTTTGACAAATTCACATTTCAGGGGTTCGACTCCCCGGCGCGGGACTAAATCTTAAAAGAAATGACACTAGATGAAAAAATAGAATACTCCATTAACCTTCTTCGCAAAAGTGAAGAGATGGCACTGAGAATGGACCCTGAGAACGGATTTTATCTGGCTTTTTCTGGTGGAAAAGATTCTCAGGCCCTCTATCACCTTGCGGTACAGGGGGGGGTGAAATTCAAGGCTCACATGAACCTTACAAGCGTGGACCCACCTGAAGTTATACGTTTCGTAAAAAAGAACTATCCCGATGTGGAACTGATAAAACCACGCATGAGCATCTACGAAATGGCAAAGAAGAAAGGATGTCTTCCGACCCGGCTTGTGAGATGGTGCTGCGAAGAGTTTAAGGAAATGTCCGGTGCTGGGAAAGTCACTCTGATTGGAATACGCAAATCGGAGAGCACGAACCGGAAGAAAAGAAATGAAATTGAAACGGGAGACCGTAAATTCTCCGGAACATTTGACCAGTGGAGCGAGCATCAGGAAAAAATGGTGACATGTGTAGGAGGGAAAGACAAAATTCTGGTTTCTCCTATCCTTTACTGGACTGAAAAGGATGTATGGGACTACTTGAAACGAATGCGCATTCAATATTGCGAGCTGTACGACAAGGGATATAAAAGGATAGGATGTATCATGTGTCCCATGTCGAACTACAAACAGAATGTGCGAGAAATGAAAGATTTCCCGCATGTTGGGAAAAACTGGAGAAAAACAATTGAATGGCTGATCGAAAACAAATGGAAGGACAAACCGCTTTTGCAAGATCCTGATATGGCCCTGAAATGGTGGATAAGCAAGAAGTCATTCAAAGAATTTTATGCAGACGAAGTGATGCAACAGAAATTAGAGTTTAAAGATTAAAAGAAACGATATGATAAACAAATGTACATTCATCGGTAATCTGGGGAAAGACCCCGATTATAAAGTGCTGGAAAGCGGACACAAGGTAGCAAGTTTCTCCATCGCCTGCAGCCGGAAAGTGAAAAACAAGGAAAATGGAGAGACAAAGGAATATACGGAATGGATTCCCATTGTGGCCTGGGACAATCTGGCCGAAATAATCAGCCAGCTGGCCCGCAAAGGTTCGCAGGTGTATGTGGAAGGAGAGTTCCGCACACGAAGCTACGAGGCAGAAGGAACCGGAGAAAAACGCTATGTGTCCGAAATATGGGCACGCGACTTCCGTCTGCTAGGGCGGAAGGCAGAATCATCGTCTGCTCCGCTTCCTACTTCGCCCGACGATTTCGGGAGTCAGTCAGCACCGGATTCTGCTCCTGCACCATCTCAGCCGGCACAAGCGGCCCCACAGCAGCCTACGCAGGGAACGCTTAACATGACTGACGAAAAGGATGATCTTCCTTTCTAATACGAACAGATTAATCATTTAGCGATATGAACGAATTTACAAACCCGGCAGGGAATCTGGGAAACAATCCTTTCTTGCAGGCTCCCTCCACCATTTCACCCATGAAGGGGAAAAGCTCTGAAATAGGGCTTACGGCTTCTATAAGCCGTCCGAAATCCATGATTCCCGTCAAACGAAACCGGTTTGACCGCTACACTGCACAGCAGCGCATGGCCAGTGCAGACATTCTGAACGCCCACCTGCTCATGGTGGAAATCATGATGACCAATATCACTCAGAAATACATCTACGAAGTGGTTTCCTGCCTGAAGGAACACGGACTGATGCGTCACAACATGAAGCGCAGGGCCAACGAACTGGTAAATCTGTCTAGTGACCTTATGAAGCGATGCAATGCGCACGATGCCATGCAGGTGCGTACCTTTACAGAAACCATCCACCCCGGGCTTTCAGGAAGTTTTATTAGGGGGGGCGGCACACTGACACAGAAGCTTCAGAACATATTCTGGAAGACCTACGGAGAAAAAATCAACCTCATTTATTTTGCTACCAAAAATGCACTCGACAAGTGCAACGTGCGCCAGAGCGACCTTGTATCGAACATGGAGATGGTGGCCATGATGTGTACCACCGGAATCGAGTTCTACGACTGCATGTGCCGGAAGGTGGACGGACTGCTCAACGGAGTAGGGAAGGTGAACCGGCAGAAAAGCCAGCACAATGAAAAGATGATGGCTGCGGTGAAAGATATGCTGCGTGAAATGGTGGGAAACATTGAAATACCCGATAAGGAGGGAACGGATGTGCGCACCTTGACCGCACAGTTCCAGATGGAGCTGGTGAAAGACGACCTACTGAAACTGGTGGAGAGCGGAATCGTTTCGCTACAGGTAGAGTTTATAGAATACGTCATCGCCAGTCTGCGCATGAAGATGGCCGGAGAAGGGCTCTGCTTTCAAGACTACCGCACACTGATGGCACGCATGGGCACTAAGAACAACGTGCGTATGCTGCTGAATGAAATCGCTTCGATCCCTCTTCCTGAATCGGACGACTATGAGGTGTACGATGTCATGGAAATGCTGCCCGATGCAAAGGCAGAAGGCGAAAGCGTGATTGACAAGTTCCGTCACCTCTGTCTGGAAGACCATATCCGCACAGTACCTGAAACAAACGAATCCATTACTCTCAGAAAGCTTCGTCAGGAAGTCTACCGCAATCACGGCACACTGAGTATGCTTACCCTACGCTATCTGTACAACGTGTTTGGCACAAAGAAGGCTATGGCAGAATACATAGCGCGTGCGGATGCCGACGTAATGGCGCGCACACTCCGTATGCTGAAAACGGTCAAAGTGAGTCAGCTTGCACTGAAAGACGGATGCCGCTACGAACTCAACCTCGGTCAGGGCGTGCGTGCCATGTATGAGATGCACGGATATACCCGCGAAAAGTTTGCGTCCATGACCGGTGTAGGTATCAACCGATTGCTGGAACTGGAGGCAATGGGCGACATTGCACGCTATCCCAATGCAGAGAAAGCCGTCGGTCCGCTGGTAATGGACGTGGGTAAGATGCTGGGTGCAGACCCCCGTTACGTGCTGTTTGCTTCCCTACGTGAGACAAAAGAGAAAGGCACACTTCCGGAGGTTTACAAACGTCTTTTCCGCGAAATGGAGAAAGTATATAACGATAACAACTATAAATCAAAAGAAGATGGGAAAGAAGAAAAAAAGGAATAACAAACGAGTAAATCCTCCTGAAATAAATAAAAGAATACTCAATGGTTTACTTGATATGAAATCAGACGCTGGAAATATGATGGAACTATTCGGAGGTTTCTGGCCATTAATTGAGAAAAAAGAACAGGATATGTTAAACATCCGAGATATAACCGAAGTTCCACAGCTTGATTTCAGAAAAATAATAGGCAATGAACAGCCATCAGGAACTAAAATAGCAACATATATGGAAGGTAAAATTAACGTATCAAAATTCAGTGCAGGTCAGGTAGTAAAGCTGAAAGACTACGACTCGCTTAAATTGGCAAATGAGACCCTGACGTATCAGATGGGGGAATTTGAATTAAAACATATCTCAAATGCTCAGGTTGCAATCTACAAAGTGCATAATACCCGTCAGCTCCGCAGGGACGGGAAGCCTGTGTTCTGGTATGAGGTAGGTCAGTGGGGTCGGAACATAGTCGACGTTCCGGAAGATTTTTTGGAAGAACTGCCTGAACCGGTAAATATACCTTCTGATAACGAAGAAGGAGAGAAACAACCGGAGAATCCCGCGCAAGAAACCGAGGAAGAAATGGTTGCGAAGTTTGAAGAGGTGCTGAATGAACTTAAACCTTACGATGCGCTGGCAGATGGGACTTTAAGATTCAAGCATGATAGAATAAATGCTCTGTATAAAGATTGTTTTAAGAAGACCGCATCCGATTTATATTGTACAGAAAGTTTACTTCATATTGCTGGTTTAGCTCGTTCCGCTTATAAGAACAGATCTTTGGATAGTAGATTGTCTATGGCTGAAATTAGCGCACTACAGCTTGACACCTACCGCAAAAAGAATGCCGACTATGGGAACGCCTTTGAAAAGTCGATGGACGAAGACGGACTCCTGGTAGCTAAAATCCGCATCGGTGACAAAATTCGGAGAATAAATTCCCTGATTAAAAATAATGGTGAAGGACAGGTGAAGGACGAAAGGCTGGAAGATACTTATCTGGACCTGGCCAACTACTGCGTGATGACAATTCTTTGGATCAGGAAACAAAAGTAAAATATGGGAAAAGGTTTTGTTTATCAAGGTCATACAAGTTACCAGAATCCTTTTTGTGGAGTATGGGAATGTTCCGATAATTCATGGGAAATATCTTTTAAAAAAAAGATGGAATCCGATGAAATAAGATTCCCGAAGGAAGTAGTTCACCCTGGTATGCCAAACTTCCTGAAGTTTCTTTATGAAGAATGTAATTCTTTTGAGGAAGATGGTGATATTGGTGCCTCTATGATTAAAATTTACAATCACTCCATATACTTCCTGCTGTTTTTTTACAAAAAATATCATCATGAAAAGATGATTGTAGAAAAAGAGATAGAAGAAAGATGTAAAAGAGAAATATATCAGGCTAATGTTCAGTTTTATCGTATGATTGCTCTACGAGGTACACCGATAGCTGGAATAATTCTGAAATCAAAGATTAAAGAAATATATTTTTTGCTGGATAAAGAAGAAGCAGAATCACAATCAGAAAAAGTGGAAAATGCTTTTCTCGATTTAGCTACTTACGCAATAATGACAATTATTATCTAATTCAATAAAATAACTATGGCAGAAAGTAATATCAGTAGAGACCACATCGCTATGGAAGCGATGAAGGTATTGATGCAGAAAAATGTATCAGAATACATGACTTTTAAAAATAAGATTAAAAAATTATTTGGTTTGGAATATAAATCAGTGATAGCATACGACGAGGAATGGTTGGCTAAGATGGCCTATGATTTTGCCGATGCCATGATTGCACAACGCGAAAAAATACGGGAGGACAAATTATGATGCACACATGGTTTGAAGGAAAAATCCGCTACGAAAAGGTAGCGGAAAACGGGATGAACAAGAAAGTGACAGAGCCCTATCTGGTAGATGCCCTGAGTTTCACCGAAGCTGAAGCACGTCTCATTGAGGAAGTAACCCCTTTTATTGCAGGAGAGTTCACTGTAACCGACATCAAGCGGGCCAACTACAGCGAGATATTTCCGTCCGACGAGGAAGCTGCCGACAAGTGGTACAAATGCAAACTGTACTTTATCACCATCGACGAGAAAAGCGGTGCGGAGAAGAAGACAGCCACCAACATTCTGGTACAGGCTGCCGACCTTCGCGATGCGGTGAAGAAACTGGACGAAGGCATGAAAGGCACGATGGCCGATTACGTGATAGCTTCCGTAGCAGAAACCGCCATCATGGACGTATATCCGTATCAGGCCGAAGCTGAAGTACAGCCCGAGTTCGAGGAATACGACTATGAGAAATTGTCTGCGGCCGCACGTGTATGTCATAACTTAGGAATCACAGAAAAGGGCGGAAAGAAATGTATCAATACTGACCCGATAAACGTGCTGAATATTCATTACGGCTACGGAAGCGGTCTGAAACTCATTCAGCAGCTTATCAACAAAGGCGTTCTGAAACGGGAGAAAGACTATATTTCTGTGGTGGACAAACCGCTGGAAGAGTTCGACTGGTACATCAAACAGAAGGAAGGCGATGGAAAAGTGGAATAAGGCACTGGACATTCCGGTAGAGATACTTTTCAAGTACCTCTGCCGGGACTACCGGCGCGAACAGGCACGCACAGCGGAGCTGGAGAAAAAGGTGGAAAAGCTTCAGGCAGAGTTGAACTATGAGCGGAACAACACGCCCACGGTGGAGAAGCTGCAACGCCAGGTAACATCGCTCAAGACGAAGGTCCGCGAGCAGGAAGGGACTATCAAGGTGAGAAACCTTACCATCAAGCGTTTGAAAGGTGAAATAGGTGGATGATTTATGTGGAACAGAAATAAAAAATACAGGGACTGGTTGCGTGCGCAGCTTGGATTCAAATATCAGGAAAGTATGTTCCCTGATGAAGAAGAATATCCGGAACTGAACGAAGAAAAAGTTCTGGAGGCCATACATGTTATTTCCGTTGCAAGCAAACTTCCGGAGAATAGGATAAAAGAGGCTGTTATAAAACTTATCAATGAACAGCAAATTCTATTTATGGAATCCGTAAATAGTGTGGCTCAAGCGGTAAGTAAATTTAGTGATGCAACTGCTTTAGCCGCAGAATCACTTCAAAAGTATGCCGATAGTATTCCTAAAGAAAAGGACTATAAATCTATAGGAACAGATTTAGGTTCTGGAAAAACCTTTGATGAAAGTTATACAGATATGTATGATTCTTTTTGTGGTTTGGTGTACAGTGGAACTACAGGTTTTGAATTTTTCAGACAACAGATTGTAGACGAACAAAGCCATGTTATTAGAGGATACTATCGCAGACAAGAAATATTTGAGAGCCAGTATGAGATAGCCAATCGCAACCGCCATACCTCACGCCATGTGCCGTTCTATTTCAGTATTGTCGGTCAGAACCGTCACGTACCCCATAAGGACGGTAAGAAGTACAATACAAAGTTTAACCGAAATGTGCGTCCGAAGGGTACACACTCACATTTCAAATTTTACAGATAAAATGATTAATTTATTATACATCGACCTTTTTTGTGGAGCCGGAGGAACTTCTACCGGTGTAGAAAATGCACGTGTCAACGAATCACAATGTGCAAAAGTAATAGCATGCGTAAATCACGATGCTAATGCCATCGCCAGCCATGCGGCCAATCATCCGGACGCGCTTCATTTCACAGAGGACATCCGAACGCTGGAGCTTTCAGGACTGATTGCGCATGTAGATAAGATGAAAATGCAATATCCGGATGCGTATGTAGTTCTATGGGCTTCTCTGGAATGTACCAATTTCAGCAAGGCAAAAGGCGGACAACCTCGCGATGCAGACAGCCGGACACTGGCCGAACATCTTTTCCGCTACATTGAAGCCATAAACCCTGACTATATTCAGATTGAAAACGTAGAAGAGTTTATGAGCTGGGGAGACATGGACGAAAAAGGTCATCCGATAAGCAAAGATAAAGGTCGTTGTTATGAGAAGTGGAAACGAAATGTAAAGAAATACGGATATGACTTCGATTGGAAGATATTGAATGCGGCTAATTATGGAGCATATACTACCCGTAAGAGATTTTTCGGCATTTTTGCTAAGCGTGGTCTTCCTATAGTATTTCCGGATGCTACACACTGTAAGGATGGTAAAACGGATATGATGGGAAGACTTGAAAAGTGGAATCCGGTAAAGGATGTTCTGGACTTCACGGACGAAGGTAAAAGCATATTTTCCAGAAAGAAACCATTGGCGGAGAAGACACTTGAACGTATTTTTGCCGGTCTGATTAAATTTGTGGCCGGAGGTAAAGACGCTTTTATCTCCCGTTACAATACAGTAAGACCACAAGACACTTGTACATCCATCGAAGAACCAGTAGGAGTAGTTACTACCGCAAACAGATTTGCAAAAGTGCAGGTTTCTTTCCTGTCAAAGCAATATAGCGGGCATCCTGAGAGCAAGAATATTTCTGTTGAAGAACCTTCCGGAACAATTACCTGCAAGGATCATCATGCTTTTGTCACAGCATACTACGGTAACGGGAACAACCATTCGGTAGAGAGTCCTGCTCCGACTGTGACCACAAAAGACAGGCTTGCATTGTTGACACCTGTATTCATCGACCAGCAGTTTGGAGCTTCAAGCGCAGCATCTATAGAAAAGCCTTTAGGAGCTATCACAAAAAATCCAAAATACAGCTTAGTTACATGCAAAAGAAAAAGCTTCCTGATGAATCCGCAATTTGCAAGTGCAAGCGGTTCGGTAGATAATCCGTGTTTCACGCTTATAGCAAGAATGGATAAAATGCCTCCTTACCTTGTCAACACAAAAGATGGCATAGGTATCTGCATAGAAAATGGAGACAGCCCGATGACTGTAAAAATCAAGCAATTTATGCTTGTGTATGGATTGGCAGACATAAAGATGCGTATGCTTCGCATAGACGAGCTGAAAAAGATTATGGGGTTCCCTGAAAACTATATTCTTGTCGGTACACAAGCTGACCAGAAGAAGTTTATCGGAAATGCCGTAGAGGTAAATATGGCTCGCGTTCTTTGTGAAGCTTTGTGCAGAAGAATATCTGGGAAACATTCCAAAGTTGTCTGAAAGAATAAAATCATGAAAGTATGAAAAAGAAATCAGATAAAAAAGAGTTTGACATAAACCTAATTATGTTTAATTTGACAAAAATATGCCATCGAACAGTCAATACACAAGAGGTAGTAAACATCCAGTAGTCGCGGTAAATCCTGACGGGACTGTGGCCGGGTATTTTGAATCTATTAAAGAGGCAACAGAAAAATCCGGTAGAAGTAGACATGCAATCAGTAATAGTTGCCGGAAAAAATCTATATGCAAAGGGCTTCAATGGTATTACGAGAAGGACTTCAGAAAAATATATGAAGAGCAACGTATGGATGATTTGAAATTTAGTCTCAATCAGCACCGTGAAAAAGACTCTGGTCACTTCTGTAAAGGTCATAAATTAATCAAGTCATTCCAAAACTGGCCAAAGGAACTACAGGAAAAGCGACGTAAGATTTCAAGAGAACTCAGTAAAAGACTGATTAATGACCCCAACAGCAATTTTGGCCCACACCGCAAATCACCTCCTGGAATCTGCAAAAAAGTAATTGCATTGGAAACAGGAGAAGTGTATTATTCGGTAGCTGAATGTGCGAGGAAGAACGGAGTTGGACTGTCAGCGTTATTTGCTTCTTTAAGAAGGGGTACCAGGTGCGGAGGTAAAAAATATATGTTTTACTCTGTGTATGAAGAAGTAAACAAAAGACTAAAAGAAAAGGAAGTAATTTAAAAAACTACTTTTGTATAAAAACATAAAAGTATAAAAACATTAAACTACGTATAACCAGCCTTGGGCGGCTTAAAGAACCCATCAGAAAAATGAAATACTCAAGCGCTATTGCAATTCTTACACTTGCATTTTTTTCAAGCTGCAGTTGCTCCACAAACAGAGACAGAAGCATGCTTCCTGAAAACCCGACAAACAACCAGACGTATCGCGACAGCAACGGAAACAGCTGGATTTACAATGCAATGCTGATGCGATGGATGATGTCCAGTCCGGGAGGAAACACCTACTATTACTACCCGTCTCAGGGTTACTACACCAACTCTTCCGGTGTGCAGGTCACTCCGCCGGCCAGCGTAAGCTCCGGAATCACTCCTTCCCGCTCCTCTTACAGCAGCTCCACTTCAGGGAGTAAAAGCACCAGTAAGGGAGCTGTGTTTGGAAGTACCGGACGAGGACATTCAATCTCTGCCTGATGGACGAAGACATCAACTTGTCACCGGTTGAAATGGTAGTTCTGTCCATGACCGTATTTGTGGTGTTCTCACTCGTTCTTCAGGAGTCAATCACCATAAATCCGGAAATGGGCAGACTGCTGTCCAGGATGGACAACGTATGCTGCGTGGTATTCCTTTCGGAATGGATATACCGCTTTGTCCATGCAGAAAAGAAACGGCGCTTTGTTCTTCGCAATTTCATCGACCTGATAGCAAGCATTCCTTTCGGCTGGCTTCCGGGACTGAAAGCATTACGACTGATGCGTCTGGTTCAGGTCATAAGAATTGCAGGAAGCGTAAACCGGTTTGCCACCTACTGCCGCCACAATTCCATACAGACAGCAAGGTTCGCATTCTTCATCCTCTTTACGCTGCTCATGATGACGGGCCCGGTGCTTATCCTTTTCTTTGAATATGACTCCGGTTCCATCAACACGGCCGAGAATGCGCTTTGGTGGACCTACTGCACGGTAACTACCATCGGATACGGCGACCTTTATCCGGTTACAACTGGAGGGCGGATCTTTACGGTGTTTGTCAGTCTGGGAGGCATCGGGATGTTCGGAATCCTGTCTACTTTACTTATCAACTATGTAATACATATTAACCATGAAAAGAATAGCAATCAAACCGAGAGATAACTACCAAAAGAAGATAGAGAACATGGGCTTTAATTTCCACACGGACTACTGGAAAGAAAATGCCTACTATTCCTTTACCATGAAGGAAATCGAAGAAATTGAAAAAGCTACAAACATGTGTTATGCCATGTATGTAGACGCAGTGCAACACGTAATAGACTACAACCTATTCCACAAGCTTTGCATTCCTGCCGGAATGGAGCACGCCATACGCCAGTCATGGGAAAGAGACGACCTTTCTCTTTACGGGCGTTTTGATTTCGCGATGATTGACGGAGTGCCCAAGCTGCTGGAGTTTAATGCGGACACCCCTACCTCACTGCTCGAAGCATCCGTAGTGCAATGGCAGTGGAAGGAAGATTTGTTTAAAGGCTCTGACCAGTTCAATGCCATCCACGAAAGCCTGGTGCAAAGTTTTAAGGATATTCAGGACCGGTACAGAATGGAGCGTTACCATTTTGTGTGCTGCCGTGAGAATGTGGAAGACGAAGAAACCCTTCAATATCTGGTGGCAGCAGCCATGGAAGCCGGACTGAACACGGCAGAAATCGAAATGGAACAGCTCAATCTGGACGAAGGCGCGTTTTACGACCCATCCGGAGAAAGAATAAGATGCTGTTTCAAGCTTTACCCCTGGGAGTGGATGATGAACGAGAGTCAGGAAGGATGTACGGCCGACATTCTCTGGCTGGAGCCTATGTGGAAATCGCTGATGTCAAACAAGGCCATTCTCCCTATCCTGAGTGAGCTTTATCCGGATTCTCCCTACATACTGAAATGCACAGACCACTTGACACCAAGCATGAAAAACTATTGCAAAAAGCCGGTGTTCAGTCGTGAAGGCGCAAATGTCACGCTGGTAAAAGACGGACAGGTTATCGAACAGACGGGTGGTGAATACGGCGAAGAGGGCTATGTATATCAGGAACTGGCGGAAATCCCTTCTTTCGACGGTAAGTATCCGGTTATCGGTTCCTGGGTGATAGGAGGGCTTTCTGCTGGTATGGGTATCCGCGAAACGCCGTCAAAAGTAACAGACAACCTGAGCGAATTTATTCCTCATATCATTGAATAAGCCATGTCAGAGCAGAAAACCATCAGCCAGGCGGTCAAAGAGGAGTTTCTGGACCTGACGCACTGGGCCAACAACATGATCCGGAAGCTTCAGACCAACTTCGAAACACAGCATGTATGGCCGGGGGGATTCCCCGGTCCGTACATCGGATACCGCAATACGCCTGCAGCCAAACGGAGTACCGGACAATCTTACCGTCGCATGTATGCCAAGGTGTTCAATGGGGCCGGAGGTGACACAAAGAAGATTTCCTTCTTCTTCAACTATTACCTGTATTTCGTGGATATGGGTGTCGGTGCGGGACAGCCCATTGAAGATGTGGATAGAGACGAATTTGCCCATTACAAGAAATTGTATAAAAAATGGAAAGAAGAAGGTGACCGCCAGTCACGACCTATCATTGCCATGGAGGTTCGTCATCAACTAAAGCGACTGCAAGTGCTCGTGTCTTCCTATTATCAGGACTTCATCGAAAACGGCGTACTGGTTTCTTTCCAGGACGAGTTTAAACGAAGTGATTATAAATTCCGGATGAAATGAAAACGATAATTAGAATATTGTCGAACACGTTCTTGCTGGTAGGAATGTATTTTCTCCAGCAGATAAGAATAGAACTGGCTATCCTTCTCCTGGGTGTCTTCCTCATGTTCCAAAAAGAATCGGAGCTGACTAATCTTCTGGGAGGAATTATCACAGCAGCTATGATAGTCATGCTACTTTATGCTGAATTAGATAAATTGGGAATCTGGCTTTCGTTACTGGCTTTTGCTTTTATCGGATTTATAATAGCATTTGATAAAGAATTAAGAAAACCCACAAAATTTTAATTATGACAGAATTAAAAGAAATCATCGAAGAATGGGCCACGAAGTACAAGCCCATGCTTCATACGCCCGGAGAAACCGGAAAGAACAAACGGTTTTTCCTTTTCGACAACATTGTAGCTATTCCCTCGTTCATGAGCAAGCTGCCCGACGTGAAATCGCCTTGTGTGGGCTACGAATTTGCCCAGGACGGAACAATCAAAGGAGGGTTGGACAAACCTGTACACGTGGTTTATTTTCTCGTTAAAACGGGAAATATGAATCCTACCGACAAGCAGCAGTCCTACGAAGCCATTCAGGAAGCGAAGATGCACATGCAGAAGTTTCTGGCCTGGCTCCGAGATCAGCAGGAAAAACGAAAAATTTTCCGGAACATAAATCTTGAAACGGAAGAGCTTCACTATTCAACCTACGGCCCATTCCTGAACAACTGGTATGCGGTTTTTCTTGAACTGACCGATGTACAAAAAGTAGAGCTTTGCGTCGACACGAAGGACTATGTGGAGTGAAAATAAAATCCCGGGACGGTGCTTTCCGTTCCGGGATTTATTCGTTATTTTCTTACTTCATAAAGTAGTTTTACGTCTTCACCATACACTGCATTAAGCGCTTGCTTAAATGGTGCACTCAGTTTTTCGTCAATATAAGTCGCTACGTATGCAGCCGGTACAGATAGTGTCACTTCCTCACCATTAAGCGAAACAAATTCAAGCGACGACAGCCAGGTGCTAAATTCAACCGGACTTACAGAACCTTGAAGAAGTTCCATAAATGCCATCCATCGGCTTTTATCTTCTTCGCTTATTGTTTTATGCTTGACGGTTTTCTTCTCCTTTACCCTATTATCTTCTTTTGTTTCTTTTGCATCCGGAGTGTGCTGTATAATAAAATTCTTGAGTGAAGTCACCACATAACTTTTCGGATTGTTTACTTTATACCGGTTCATTCGGTCACGAAGTGCCAGCACTTCGGCCCGGAAATCGTTCATCAGTTCTTCAGGGAGCATATCGGTCAGCATACGCACATCTGTTTCCGTCAGTTTATATTCAGAGCGAAGCAAGTCCCAAATATCGGCGGGAAGTTTTTGCTGTCTTCGTTTACGCGACATTTCCTCCCCAAGTTCACTCAGCTTGATTTTAAATAATATCTCGTCAGGGTTTCCTCTCTTCGTTGAACCCTTATATACAGGCTCATAATCAAAAGTAAAGTCCACCTGATTTTCGCTGGCCATACGGTCGAGGTCTTCACGTATCGGGTCCATCACTTCCTTACAAAATTTACTGAATTTCGGGTATCGGTCTTTTTCGTAAGTCTTAGTAACTACCCCGTTCACCTCCACATTTTCCAATGTTATCACTCCCAGGAATTTCTTGAGCTCCACATATTCCACCGATTTCTTTGGGAAGTCTTTCCATCTGGAAAGATAAATATAAATGCTTGGTGTACGTTTGCGTTTGCAGATACGGGCTATTCGGTAAATGTGGTCAAGATAACCTTTCCCGTTACCTAAATCGCACAGTTCTTTCAATACCTTTGCATCCATACGCGCTTCCACGTAGTTCATCCTCCTTTCTTTTTCTTTCGAGCCTAAAACCGGAATCATAGGCATTTCAATCGTAGAAAACAGATGCGCGTATGTACGAATAGGTCTTCCCACTTCATCATATCTGTAAAAAGAACAGTTCATCTTCATAAGATTATCGCATGCCTCACTAAGATACATATAGTCACGAGGACTTACTCCAAGAGAGGAAGCGCTGATTCGGAATGTGAGAATCTGATTGTCGTCCAGCTCATCAGGGAAAAGTGACATTTGTCCGTCTGCACGTCTGTTTTTCAGAAATTCATTGAAGCGGTCTTGCATGGACTTCATGATTTCTATCATAATACTCCGCTGGTAGAGTGAAAAATCTGCCCCTACCATGGCATACAGATAGGGTTGTTTAATAAACTCTACTGAGCTAAGTTCTTTAATCAGTGAGTTGCTTGATTCGGTGGTGCTTTTCTTCCGTCGCATAGGCTATCAGTTTATTTTTCGTATTTCGTAAGTATTCCCATCGGACTGGAATGTACCTACCTTCACGTATTTTTCATCATCAATAAGAGAGAAAACAGATATTCCCAACGCATCGGCCACACTTTCCAGAAATTGCAGGTTAGTACGTGACGGACCGTTTAATTTCTTTGTCAGACTTGAATTGGAAATACCCAGTCTCTTTGCCAGTTCATCCTTGCTTATACCTGACTCTTTTAATCTTTCTTCTAAATAAATCTTCATTGGTTCGTTATTTGGCACAAATATAGATATATTTTCCAAAAACGGAAAATAAAACGACAATATTTTCCAAAAACGGAAAATATTGAATAAAAATAGTTCGGAAAGTTTGCACCTTTAATCTATATATGTTCGGAAATTTTTCCCTATATGACGGAATCTTTACCCATACACACGGAAACTTAGTACATATTGACGGAATGTTTACCCCTAAAAACGGAAAGTTTGCACCTTTATTAGTATAACTATTTGTTTTATAGCAAATTACGCTTTACTATATATCTTATATCATAATATCATTAATAAAAGCAGACCGATATATTTTTTCTTTTATCCCTTATTTAAGAAACTATCGTTTCTTTATATTATAACATATAGATAATTATATAGATTCTGAAAATCATTGATTATTAGGCTTTTAAAAGCATGTAGGTGCAATGATTCCGTCAATATGTGAAAAGATTCCGTCAGTAAGGGAAATTATTTCGTGTAAAGGTGCAAACTTTCCGAACTTTACAATAAAAATCCATCAAAACCGGAAACGAAACTCCGGACGTGCGTTAATTATGGTATAAACTTAAAACTAAACAACATGAATTTGTCGAAAAGCATTTGCATGGCTGCCATCCTGATTATGGCGGCTTGCAGCAAGGAAAACATCGTCCGTCCGACGGGTATGGAGCAGACGAGTGAGAAAACGTGCAGGGTGTCTTTCCTTCCGGTGTTTATGGAAATCGGACAGGGAGACATCAACCAGTGGAATAATTCACGTGCCGGCACGCTGGCCGAGCTGGCCACTACCCTCTCCTATTGGGATTACATGGACGGCGAGCAGATGCAGGCGGACACCGTTTCGCTTCCTTCTCCCCTTACCCTGAACATGAAGTATGGAGCGCATCATGTGTACTTCCTGGCTCACAGCAGTACCGGAGGAAGTATGGAAGGAATGAAATATACTCCTGAGAAAGTAACAGAGACTTTCTGGCAGGACTTTTCGCTTCAAGTGGACGAGAATATGGCTTCGAGTCAGGAACTGCAAATGAAGCGCGTAGTAAGCCGTGCCATGATTACCGTGAAAGATGCGTTTCCAGCCTCGGTGAAATCGGTACGGATGACGGTAGGCGGTCATCTTCGCACGCTGGATGTGATTACCGGTAACGGTGACGCGGATTCCGCATCCGACTATACGATTACCTGGGAAATAGGCGACGAGTATGCGGGCCGTAGCGGGCTTTATTTCTCCGTGTTTACCTTCACTCCTACCGAGTCGGAAGAATTTGAAGTGACGCTGAAAATAGAGGCTTTGGGAACCGACGGGAAAATGCTTTACGGTGCACAGGCTTCCGGCGTTCCGCTTCTGAGGAACCGGTGCACAAACGCCATCTGCCGTCTGTTCAGTGGAAATACAGGAATCACTTTTTCTGATCCGGACAAATGGAATCCGGCCATCGAGATAGAAATGTGACATCATTCAAAAAGCGAAGGGCAGAGAAGCGTGTGCTTCCCTGCCCTTTCGGTGTATGAATTGTGCGGAATTATTTCCCCACGATGTCTTTGTAGTATTTGTCAATGAACTCCTGCGCGGCTACATTCAGCAGGTCGATGACAAACACCAAGGTATCTTTCTTTTCCTTGTTACGGCCTTTGTTCATGCTTTTCTTAATGTCTTCCAGCTTCTCCAGCATGTCTTCTTCCAGATAGACATTCCGCATGATGCGTCCCTCTTTTTCATCTTTTCTAATTCTTTTTCGTATGCCGTTTATTTTCCGTTCTACTGCGGGTGATTCGCTTTTCACGGATTCTTTATCGGGCGCAGCTTCTTGTTCCGGACGGATGTTTTCCTCTTCCTGGTTATTTGCTTCAACACATGAGTTTTCAGCAGTGAAGGTAGCAGGAGATTCTTCCGTATTTTCTTCTGCCTTTTCCTGAGTCGCAGCACTCTCCTCCCCTGCCTTCTCCGCGTTGGCGCGTGCTTCCTCAATGCCATGCCGCGCATCAAGCATTGTTTCATTCAGGTTGAATCGTTGTTTAGCCATAATCGTGGGTTTTACTGGTTATCTAATCGTGATAGAATCTCTTTTGCCAGCTCCATGTAGTCGGCAGCTCCCGTGCAGTTGGGCGCAAAATCGAACACGTTCATGCGCTGCGCAGGCGATTCGGCCAGCTGAATGTTTGTGCGGATGGTGGTATTGAACACCTTCCCAGGGAAATTCTGATTCATCTGTTCGTATGCCTGACGGTGAAGCGACAGACGTTTGTCGTAGCGTGACATGATATAACCCAGGATTTCAAGTTTCGGATTCACCAGCTTTTTGATTTCCTCGTATTTTGCGGTAATCAGGCCCATTCCGTCCAGGGCAAATACTTCGCAGTTGATAGGAATCAGCAGGTAGTCAGAAGCCACCATTGCATTGATAGAAACCAGTCCGTAGTTCGGAGGGCAGTCAATCAGGATGAAATCATAATGGTCTTCCAGATTGTTCAGCATCATGCGCAGGATGTATTCGCGTCCGGTACGGCTCACCAGTTCCTGTTCGCACTGGTATAAGTTCGGGCGTGAAGGAATAAAGTCGAAGCTTTCTTCGTTTTCATTTTCACAGAACACACATTCCATGATGCTGGCGTTTCCGGACATGGCTTCGTAAAGGGTTTTACCATCCTTTTCCGTGGCCAGACGGAATCCCATCATTTTAGATGCGTTACCCTGTGCGTCGGCATCTATGACCAGCACACGTTTACCAAGAGAATGTAAGGATTTTGCCAGATTGACGGTGGTAGTGGTCTTCCCTACTCCACCCTTGAAGTTGAATGAAGAAATTGTAATTGCCATATCAAATGTTTTTGTTTTATTACACTGCAAAGATAGTCGTTTTTTTTCATTTCCGCCATAAATACAGAAATATTTTTATGCAAAAATGTAAATATTCAAATGCACAAACGCATAAAAGTATTTTTGAATAAAAAAATAAAAGCATTTTTGTGTGGATACATAAAATAATAATAGTATAAATTAATAAAAACATATAAACATAAAAACATAAAAACATAAAAACATAAAAGTATTTTTATATAAACATACTTTTGTGTGAAAATACAAAATGGTGAGGGAAAGATGTTTTAGTACAAAATCATAGAGGTATGAATGTATAAAAGAATAATTGAGTAAAAGTATAAAAACATAAAAGTATAAAAACATAAAAGTATAAAAGTATGAAAGAATAAAAGTATCTACATTCAAATATACAGATATGCAAAAGAATAATAATGTTTTAATACAAATAAATGAAAATATAAAAGCATGAAATAATAAAAGAGTAAAAGTATTTTTATATAAAAGCATAAAAGCATGTTTGAATAAAAGTATTTATTATAAATCAGATAATCAATTAGTTTCAAAGTTTGCTTATGTGCGGTAAAAACATTATATTTGCAAATAATTGAGCATGAAAATGTTCTTTGTTTTATTACACCTGGATGGGGAACAGTGGTTCTTCATCCTTTTTCTTTTTGATATTCAGAGAAAATAGGATATATTTGCATCATCATGAGAAAAATAGTAACCATGTTATTGCACACGGTGGTGTGCACTTTATTCTTTATTTTGACAGAATTAAACTTACACAAAGTCCTATTTTCCTGTGAAGGAAGATGGAAGGATAATCGCAAAAAGTAATGTTGTTTGATACAATCATTATCAGTGTTATGTTTACCGCGCTTCCCTGTGAAGGGAGGTGCGTTTTTTTGTCCTTCATTACCAGATTAACCTTGTATATCTTTGTATCAAAACAAACGCAAGATGAAGAAACCGACCAAACGTCTGCTCTGGACGGAGGCGTACAAGCTGATGAACGCCCGCACTCCGGACGGGAAAAACAAGCCGTTCGACATACGTTTTGTGTGTAAGGATGGAACGATAAGCGAATGTTACAACGTGCAGCGTGCCGTTTCGTACAACCGAGAAAAGGGATACCGTAAACTGGTAATGCCAAACGGATATTTCCGTTACGTGTACGACGTACTTATTCTGCAGATTAACGACACAAAGATATTGGTTAAGTAGTTATATGGCGACAAACACAAAAAATATAAACCGTAAGAAGTCAAGCCAGGTAATAAAGGAGTTCAGAGGAAAAGTGACTTCACTCGTAGACCGTGGATACCAGTATATAGGCATGGCCCGCGTATCGGAAATCCCTTCTGTATCTTCCTCGGAAATGATGAAAGGGGGAGGGGCTATCGGCGGCCTGCCCATTCAGGGCACGTTTGATATTTTCGACAGCCGGCAGTCAAACCCGGTGCCGGTCAGCAATGCCGGGACACCCGGATTGGGGTACATTCCATGGGGACCTGGAAACATGCTGCCGAATACCATCTACAAGCTGGTAGGCAGTCTGCCGTACACGGCGACCGCCATCAAATATATTATCGACCTGACCGTAGGGCTAGGGCCGCAGCTTATGTACCGCTGGTCACGCTACGTAAACGGTACGGTAAAGACTGAGCTGATTCCCTTCAAGGATGCCGGACTACTGATTCGTAACCGAATCATGGAGATTCAGGCACAGATTGACCAGCAGAAAGCAGAAAGCGGCGAAGAGCAGGGTGGGGGAGGTACAATCACCTGGTCGCAGGCCGTCTCCGGAGAGGAGCAGAAAGATACCGCACAGGTTGGAACACCGGAATACGAGCTGAAACAGCTTCGTGAAGACTATCGCACCTGGGAAGAAACTGACAAGGAATGGGACAAGTTCTGTGAAAATAACAATCTGGAACTTCACTACCTGAAGTGCATGACAGACGACGCGCACATGGACATTTATTTCCCGACCATCGGTCTCAGCATCGGACGGAAGGACCAAGAGTGGGACCCGAAAATCGTCAAGTTAGGAAACATTCCGGCGGTGTGCTGCCGCATGGAGGAAATGGACGAACGGATGCGCATAAACTACGTGTATTATGCGGAGAAGTGGAGAAAGGATGCCACGCCAAAGCTGGAAAGAAAAGATGTGGTGGCCTATCCAACGCTGATGCCGGAAAATATGCTTACGGAGCTTCGCCGTCAGGTGGAAAAGAGTAAGAAACGATCGCCCAGGAACCGTACCACCTGGTTCTGCTGTCCAAGCTATTACCCTTCGATGCTGAAACCTTACTATCCGCAGCCGGCCTGGTGGAGTATCTTCCCGTCGATGACCTACGATTACGCCACGACATTGATTACTGACAAAGCTATGGCCCGCCAGAATGCGACCATGTGGGGAAAGATGATCTTCATCAACAACGAATACCTTCGTGCGATGTTCGATGAAATGGGAGCGGATACTACCGAAGCGAAACAAGCTGTACGTGACAGTATCTATAAGAAGGTGAATGAGTTCCTTCAACGCCGCGAGAACAACGGGAAAACTATTTGTCTTGACTCGTTTGTAGGCCCTGACGGAAAGACGATGCAGCATGCGGTGGAAATTGTGGATGTGCCGCAGCTGACAAATTCCAGGGATTTAAAAGAGGAGTTGTCCGAAATCTCAAGCGTGGTGTTCTTTGCCATAGGGGTTCACCCTTCTTTGATTGGAAGCACACCCGGGAATAGCGGAAGCACCGGAGGTACCTACATGCGCGAATTGCAGTTGCTCAAGCAAAACCAGCTTTCTACCCGGCAGCGAATTTATCTGCGGTTCCTGAAGAATATCTATACATTCAACAAATGGGACAAGCATGGAGAAATAGTCATCCGTCAGCAGACATTTACCACGCTCGACCGCAGCGCAACCGGCACAGAAGAGACAGAATCCACGCTATAACATACATTTTTCTTCTTTTTTTGGTTTTATTCACAGAAAAAATCCCGGCAAAACGTCTGATTTGTCGGGATTTTTGTTGATTTTGGCTCAAGTGTTTATTAATAGATTTTTCAGTGGCGTAGTATCGCCACTTCAGTCGAGCTTAATAGTTTTTTTGGTGGCGATACTACGCCACTGAACTCGCGTAACTACGATTTTTCTTCATCTTTGCTTTTTGAATCTTTATTTTCCGGCTGTTTTTCATGGCTTGTGTTCCCTTGAATGGCGTTTAAAAGATTGATAATCAATCTGTGTTCAATCCGCTTTATCATCAGGAACTGGGTGCATGTATTGGTTATCTGTGCAATGATGAAAGAAAGCATCAATATAATAGAGATGAAAAAATTGTACAACAAGTCCCTTGTTTCAGTCCCGTTAAAATATGAAAAAACAGAAAAGGCTATTTGAGCACATACGAAAATAGGGAAAATAAAGTTGATTGCTTTTAAGATTTTATCTTTCATAATCTGTTTGTATTTTTATGTATAAATGAATGTATAAAATTACTGTTCTATTTCCACACGCAGATAGGGCATTCCGCCTGGTAGCATTGGCCATATCTCCGCGTCTGGTGTAAGCATCCGCATCTGTTTCGAAGCGAGTCCAAGCAGGCAAAGCTTTTCTACTTCTGTATGGAATCCTGTCCATAATTCTCCATCTTTTGCGCAAGCAGCTTGCAGGAAAGAAGCTCCGCCACCTTTATCTTTAAAGAATCCGTCAGGTAATTGCAGCAACATTTCTCTGATTTCCTGCCGGTGCTTTTCGATACGTTCCGTATGGAATCCTACATTTACGTTGGTATTCTGAATAGAACGCACAAAAAAATGAAGTCCTTCTTTCTTACATTCTTCGTATTCTTCGTGGCTGTGAAACATGCAGTCGGCGAAAATTCGGTCTACGTTTTCAGTATTCAGTTCGGTCATGGATCTGTGATTTTAATGTCGTCAAGGTTATTGAAATTAATGATGATCTTTGTAATAACGTACACATATTCTTCTCTGCTTTCACCTCCCAGATAGGTGGCTGTATTTATTTCGTCAATGTCCGAATGAGGGAAAGCGCTTTTGAAAAGTTCTTTCAGCATATTGAAGTTTTTTTCAGATGCTGTAAGGTGGTGCCCGTAGTTTGTAACAGACGATACATCGAATCCTTTTTTCTTCAACATTTCCACCTGATTTTTTGTTTCCTTTTCGCGACTGGAAGGGAAGATACTCCCTCTCAATGTGGCTGTCATTTTGTACCGGTCGAAAATAATTTCATCTATATTTCCGGTTCCTTCGTTGTGCCACCATTCATCAAATGATTCAGTGATAAGTTTCAACCTTTCCCTTGCATCCTCGTTCGATACCTTCATGCCAAGCTGTTTTCTTAGTTCCCGGTTCTCATGGTTGAGTGAGCGTATTTCCTGGATGTATTCATTGTACTTTTTATTCAGGCTGTCTTCATATCCAAGTTCGTTCAGGATGTCTATTGCATTCTTATGAAACAATTCAAGCAATGCTTCTTTTGTACCCTCTTTCAGGCTCCCTTCTTTTAGCATGTAAAGCAATAAAGAGATTCTTTCGTTTATTTTCTTCTGTTTCTCTGTCAGCTTTTCGTAAAGCATTCCGTCCGGATCAAGAACTGGAGTATTATCATCGTTCTTTTTAAAGTTTATTTTTCTTTCTTCCATGGTTTATTCGTTTTAAATGTTTTCGGCCAGCAAGTCTGCTATGTCATCAAGTCTTATCAATTCGCTTTCCTCGCATGAATTTATGCAAAGAACAATGAGTCTGTTTATCTTTGCTTTTCTATTCATTACTACATCCAGCTTTGTTTTTCCTCGATTTGCATCGTTTAAATACAAATGCTCATTTACCGCTTCTTTCAGTTCCTCAGATGGGTTCTGTTCCGAAGATTTGGCAAATTGAATCATCAGTCTGACAGATTCTTCTTCACTTTCTTCCAATTCACGTTTTTCTATGTAGTAATAAGTCCCGCTTTCGTCCAGTACAAAAGATTCCAGGTCGGCGTATTCGTCACAGTCGTATTTTGACTGTACTACGTTTACAATATCCAGTGCTTCATGCGCCATATCCCTTTCGCCTGAATCAATATATCTGTCACATTCATGAGCGAAAACGTCTCGTATATATACAAGCTGGTACTCAGTAAATTCTTTTTTCATGGTTTGTTCGTTTTGTTCTGTATCTAAAATTTCATAGGTTTTATTATCCCCCTGATAGTCATCTAGCGGACACCAGTCTGGGATTTCTATTGGTGCATCAATAATTTTATTTACGTCATTCCGCTTTACCACCCTATTTGTGGGTGAACATAGAATGATATATCCAAAACTAGCGCCTTCCTGGTTGTATTTCCGGTGGAAAACGCATTCTTCGCAATGCGAAACAATTGTGCTGATTTTCTTTTTTTCTGCCATAGGTTCTAGTTATTATATCTCACCATAGGTACTTCACATTGTGAATCACGTAGGTTTTTTTCTTTAAGCCCGTAAATTTCATTCTCTCCGGTGTAGCAATCCAGCGGGCACCATTCCGGGATAAAGTTACTCATATTTATCTTATCTGTGTGATAAATATAATCATCACTAATGATTATTTGTTCTTTTTCTTTGCATACAAGCACTGAACCGGTTGAGCCTTGAGAAGAGTCGTACCTTTTTGAGTGCGGACACTTCAGACAGTCGGTAATGACTGCGCTTATTCTGGGTTTGACTTTATTGTCCATACTACTTATTTTTTGAGAGTATAATAGGTTTGTAGCTCATTCGGGAAAATAGAAAATTCTTTCTTCCCGGCCTCTCCTTTCTTATTCAGTTTTACTACTACCACACGAGGATTACCGAGGTAATGAATCAGCTTTTGCTGGAACCGGTTTACCACTTTAAATGAATCACTGGTTACGTTGTTTATAAGAACGTCTCCCGTGTGAATGATGTTCCCGTTACAGTCTACAAGGAATTTATCGAGATATTCCTGTTCTTTATGCTTGATTCTTTTCTCGTATGGTTGAGAGATCCTGTTCATTTCGTTATATATCTCCAGGAGTTTCATTCTGTATGGAGCGAGCTCGGATTCCATTTCTTGCTTTATGGAAAGAATATCTTCTTCCAGTCTTTTTGCACCTTCTGATTTTGATTCCATAATCTTATTCCGGTAGTGGGTTATCAAATATTTCTTTCATCTTATTCATTGATTCCTGAATACGTTTTTCAAGTTTTTCCGTGTAGTGGTCATCATTTATCGGATTGGGGATAAATGTTGTTTCTACTCCGTAACGACCTATGTCAAGATGGAGAGGGAAAAACGCAACAGTATCTACTGTCGTTCCCGGGATTAAATTGACGGTAATGCTTACGCCTTTAATGTCTTTCACCATCGTAAACCAGACGCTATGATTCTTGCACGTTGCGAGGTCCTTTATCAGTCCTTTCTCTTCCAGTGGTTTCAGGTATTTCGTAATGTATAAATCGGTGTTTATTGATTTTCTGTTTAGCTCATCATTAAGGGATTTATTTGCAGCCATCAGTCTTTGATAAATAAACCCCCGTTCTGGTGATCTAAATGTTTCCTCTGCTGACACATCGGACTTAAAAAATGTGATATGGTCTTCATCCGCCTCTGTTTCGATAATGACTTTCATTGAGTTTTCTCGTGACGGCTCATTCAGTCTGAACATGATTCGGCATCTGCATGGAATAACCCGCAAGTCTGTGATAATTCCTTTCTCTTCCAGCGGTTTCAGGTATTCAGATACATATTTTTCTATTGAGTAATCGTTTGCGGTCATAGGGCTATTTTTCTTTTATTTCTCTGATTGACTGCATAAAATAAGCATTATCCAGCATGTTGAGAAGTCCTCTTTCTTTTTCACTGATATACTTTTGTTTGTTCCACATTTCATATAAGGCATCTTCGGTGAGAAGTCCTGCCGGTAAAATACGTCTGGTGAAGGATTTCATATCTACATGCTTGATATGGTACTGCTGGCATTTGTACTGCATGAAGTTTGCGTATTGGACGGCTATTCCCGGTCGGTCAATCACAGATCCGAGGAAAAGCAGGACTGCATTCTCAATAGTGTAGGTGTGGTTCTCTTTTATCCGGTCGTGAAGGATGGCGACTCCGTTCCATTTACCTAGCAAGGATTCAAAATTTTTGTCTGTTCTGTAATGGGGTTCGTTTATCATACACATAAACAAAGTTTTTCCTTCTTCCGGTGTTAATTCTCTTTTGGGTTTCCGGTCCAGTTCCTCACACCATTTCTGAATGGCCTCCGGACCAAGGTCTTTCTGATGTTTAAATTCCATAGCTATATTATTTAATGGTTTGTTACTTTATACGTTCCGACTGGTCCGCACATGTTACATGGGCAATCTCAAGGTTTCTGCAGCTCATACATGTGGGTACGGTAGGGGAGTAGACACGTCCGCATTTCGGGCAGATTCATCCGTATTGTGAAGGTGCTGGCGTGTCGAGAGCAGGTTTGTTTTCACTGCGGGCCATTTTAACGGCCTTTATCGCATCGTCCAGAGATACGGTGTAGTATAATTCACCTCCAGTGAATCGGCCCGTTTTCTTTTCGTTAAGGTATTCTTCTGGTATCATGGCTCAATTATTTGTAGTTCATTACCAACTTTCAGTTTGGCTAAGAGTGTATTTACGGCTGCTACCTGATTTGACAATTCATTGAGGTAGATCCTAAATATTTCTTTTATCAGCTTGTCATCCACGTTTATATTGACAGTCTTGGATTTTCCTTTTTTATATCCGAACAATTTTCGTTCTTTGTAGATAATGAACTGATGAAGTTGAATATTTTCCATCTCTTTCATGTTTTGAATGGCTTCATCGAGCATTTTCAGCCTTCTTGTGGCTTCCACTTCATTACCAAGGATTCCCTCTACTTCATCTATTAGTTTCTTTAGATCTTCCGTCATAATTCATTCTGTTTATGATTTGTGGGGTAATCACTCCACTCTCTTATCTCTGCATTGCAGCAGGGGCACAAAATATATAGCAATGTTTTTTCTATTCTTGTAAATGGTAACTTCCCATCACTTCTGGATAGCACGTCCCTTTTATCGAAAGTAAACTCGCACCCGCAGAACTGGCAGGTCGCTATTTTCTTATCGTATTTCCCTTCTTTGATAATTTCAATCATATTGTTACAGGTTACGACAACACCACATACATGGCTGCCAAAAACAGATAATATAATTTGGTTTTACTCATGTTTTTTTAGTTTTGATTAATATCCGTTTTCACATGCTTTGCAGCAAAATTTCTCACGATCACCTGCATCAGAATCTATGATTTCGTATTTACGTCCACACTGCTGGCAGGTATATTCAATCACGTCCGACTGATAGTATTTGCAGGAATCTCCCGCTTTTACTTCCTTCCCGAAATTGGTACATTTCCCGTTGTCATAACTGTTGCATGTTGCGCAGGTGGGGGAGAAGTTTTGGGATTTTTTAGAAGTTCCGGATTGTCATGGATTTTTCCCCAATATTCAATATCAATACTGTTGAAAATATGCCTGCGAATTTTTGCAGCTTTTTTAGCGTATTGCATAATGTCTTCGATAGGACGGCACATTCTTCGTTGAATATCAAAACCAATTTCTTCGATTCTGTTAAAACAATTCACTTTTATGTAACATAGCCCGATTTCCTCTACTTCTGCAAAGACAAATATGTCGCTTAAAAAGAATGGATTAGGTGTCTCATATATTTTCATATATTCTTTCTTTAAATTTAAAAACAAAAAATGCAATAATAATAATAAGTAGGATAAACCATATCACAGCAAGCGCACTAATCTGTTTTACCTTTCGGAAACGATAAATGTCAGTTCTAACTAAATAGTGCAAATATCCGGATAGAATAAGCCATACGGTAAGCAATATAATCCCAATAATCATGGTTTCGCTTTTAAGTATTCTTTGTTTAGGTGATTATTGTCTATAAGCCATCTAATCATTGAAATAGCGGTATCAAAAGAACCAATGTTCATTTCCTGGTGTTTCATATCATATCCAAGTTCCTCGTATGAAATAAACCAGAAGGAACCGTCACTATTCATTGCAAAATCAGCATTTGGGCGGTTACTTTGAGTAATTGACTTTGGCATAATTTCCAGAAGCCGGTCAAGACTCCACGCAGGAGTAATGTCTCGGTTCATGCGAACAGAGAACCAGTGTTCAGGATCAATACCTTCACATATAGTATGAAGGTGATATTCTCCATATTCAGGTGTCTTACTTTTTTCAAGGTACATATCGGCTGTGCCTGGTTTTAATCCCAGCTCTAACAGCTTCCGTGACTGGTTTATGTTTGTTCCTATTTGTGATTTGAAATCCATATCTTACTCCTCCACTTTTACAAAGATTACATCGGTCTTGTCCTCCCTACTAGCATCACAACATCCTATAAGGGCGTTGCATTGGCTGTAAAATTCACATATATCATCAAGAAAACATCCTTCGCATATTGTTCCCTCTGCTTTTACGCATTTCAGCTTCACAAGCCCGCATTGAAATGTTTCTCCGACTTTAAATTCTTTCTTTGCCATAATCAATCTTCGTCTTTAGGGAACAAGCTCTCAATATCTTCATTGGTATAATAGCTTAGAATATCTTCAAAGTGATCAATGCAAATGCCTGTTCTTTGCGCCACACAATGAATTTCACGTTCAGAATCCACTCCCAATATCTTATCAAAAACAGTCGTGCAATTAGAATATTCTATCCATACCGCAAGACCATGGCCCATTTGCCATTCATATTGATCAATCAGTTCTGTGAGTAATTTTAATTTCTTGAAATCCATATCCTATTTATTTTCATTGTTCTTTAATCGAATTTGTTCCTGAAGCTGTTCAGCATTCTTTTTCTGAAAGTTCGGACACTGATATACATCTCCAAACGCAATTAGTACCATGACAGGGAATAGCATCCCATGCTGGCAACTTCTTCCAAATGCGTCAGCAAATGTGCAGTCTTCGCACCGCCCGTTTACGTCATACGCTGCCATATTATTTTTCTTTTTTATCGTTCTGTATTTCAGATAATTTATTAATCACTAGGTATGTAAGCATAAATTCTATGAAAAGGATGTCGTAATCCAAACCGGAGAAATAGCTCATTGCCATAACGAAAGCCACAAGACCTACAAAAATTGCTGTAGCAATAAAATACTCTTTCATCATTAATACCGGAATTTACCGAATTGAATTACTGCCATTGGCTTTCTGAAATCATAACCGCGGAACCACTCTTTCCAGTCGTCTACCGACAGGCCATCGTTGGCCGCAAGTTCTTTCAGTTCCGGATATTTACCGTCGATGTCGAAGAAATTGAAAGAGGCACATCCGTCGCGATCCAGCTGGAAGGTAAGCTTCTGAACACCTGTTCCGGATTCCGCAGTCAGACAGCCTATCGTTATTTGCCTGCTGAAATACGGACGGCCTTCCCACTGACGGACGGAGATAACCGCTTCACCTTGCTGCACCTCGTGTATGCGTTTTGCCCAAAGCGGAAAGTTGGCCCGGATGGTGTGGCGTTTTTCTCCGGAAAGGAATTTCTCACGGAATCCGGTAGGTTTTCCCGACCGGGGATGTTTGGTCGGGAAAGATTGCGAAAGCATGAGCACGTAAGTCTTTTTCATAACTTTTTTAGATTTCATGTTCATCGTTTTATTACATTTTACCTACCGCAAAAATAACAATTTTAAATCGAAATCGTATTAAAATTGTTTCTAAACTTCATAAAACCTCCGATTTTTCGTTTTTTGTCCTTCAAACTACCGAATCAGACCGCTAACTTTGAAGAAAAACACAAAGACTATGCTAGTAACGAAAACCGAAGAAATCAGGGCATACGTGCCCACCAGCGTGTACAGCGGCGACCAGTCACTTCTCACAATCATGGAAGAGACAGAAGAGAACATTCTTGTGCCGATACTTGGGCGGAAACTCTACGAAAAGGTATGCGAAGAATACGATAAGGCCATGGAAGAGTATGGCGGAGTGACGGCGGCCTACGTGGAAAAAGAAAACCTTACACCCGAAATCCGTCTGATACGTGCCTGTCAGCTTCCGGTGGTCTACTTGTCGCTGGCCAACAGCACCGGCATTCTCACGGTGAGTCTGAACGACGGGGGTGGGCTGAATCAGGTGTACACCGACGGGTACGACAAGGCCGACGAGAAATCCGTGAGCCGGTTTGAGCGCGATGCGTATTTCAAGGGCCGTCGCGGAGTGGACCGTCTGCTGGTATTCCTGGAAGAGGATGCGTGCAGTCAGGCCCCCGTGTTTGCCGATTTGTGGCGCGAAAGCCGGTATTTCTACCTGCAGGGCGACTTGCTGTTTACTACCGCCATCGAGATGAACCGTTTTCTGGATATTAACGAAAGCCGGGAGAAATTCATTGGCATGCTTCCTGACATCCGCTATTGCCAGAGCGCTTACATAGAGCCGGAGATAGGGGAGGAGCTGACCGATGCGCTGGTGAAATGGTGCACGCGCTCGCTAAAGTCCGACCTTTTCACGGGCGAAGACAAGGATGCCATAAATGCGGTGTGGCAGAAGGCGGTGGACTGTCTTCGCATGGCGCTGGCACTCTACATCGAGTCGCGCCGTCCGGAAAAACAGCGCAAGTACAGCGAAAACGAGGCAGCTTATTCCATGACAAAGGCCCGCAAATTTATCTCCAACCATCAGGATTCTTTCGGAGAGTTTATCAAGGATTCTCCGCTGTATGTGCCGCCGATCACTGAAACAACCGGACCGGACAAACAGCCCATATTCGATTACGACAACCAGGACAACGCCATCTTCGTCATGCGTCCGCAAGCCTTCACCAGGCACTGATTTTTTGTCCTTCATTCCCAGTTTTCATATACCTAACTTTGGAGTATAAAGAAACGACAAATGGATACGACAAACTACCAGATACATCTTCCGGAACTTCCCGACAGCTGGAACCGGCTGTCGACCGAAGAACTGGAAGAGGTGAACAGACTTTACAAGCGTAAGGAGGCTATGGCTGCGGCAGGCGACGAGGAACGTGCCGACCGACTTTTCAAGCTGAAGTGCTTCATGCTTTTTCTCGGACTGAAAATCGTGCGGCGCACCGTGACCGATGAAAATGGTGAGACGGTGTTTCTCTTCCGGCGCAAAGGGATTCGGCACCTGTTTGAGCGCATTCCCATGCGGGCATGGCAGGTGGACCAGTGGATAGACCAGAAGATCGGTTTTCTGGACAATCCTTTTGCACGCACCGTCACTCCCTACGGAATTATCCTCCTTCGTATGGGAACCCTTCGTCTGAAAGCGCCGAAAGATGTGATGTCCGATGTCAGCTTTGCGCAGTACCAGTCCGCACAGAACCTGCTTATCATGTACTGGGATGCACAGAAGGTTCTACAGACGCTTGTAAGGCGAAAATCGACCCATGCCGCCATCCGGATGCAGTTGCGCCGCATGAAGCAGGCACGATGCCGGTTTCTGGCTACGCTGTTCAACGAATCTGTGCGCGAGACGGGAGAGATACGCGAAGGACGCTACCTGCGTAAGTGTAAGCGCCGCGTGTGGTCGTTTAACTCCGGGCAGATACAGAAAAACGCCCGCTGGTTTAGCATGGTAGAAGCCCGCATGTTCCCCGTCATGGTGCAGTATTTCCAGAGTGTGCAGGAAGCATACGCACGCATGTATCCGGAGCTGTTCACGCCTAACGGGAAAAAGAACGGACGGCAGAACCCCATAAAGATAGAGGTGGAAATGATTAACAACATCATGAAGTATCAGGGATTCAGTGACTACGACGCAGTGTACGACAGCGAGGCGGTCCGCATCCTGGGAATTATGAATGCCATGGCCAAAGAAGCAAAGGAAATTGAGAAAATGAATCAGAAATACAGAAAAGGGAAATGATAACCGACTACCAGAGTAACGCATACCGAATTTCTTACCAGGGCGTGTCCATGATAGAAAATGCACTGGAAAACCCCAACCTGATTCAGGTGGGGGTAGTTCCGGGATGTACAATCATGGTGGCTCCGCAGAAAAGCTACGGAATAGATTATCTGCCCAACGGAGAATACCGAAGCTGGACGCTGACGGGATACAACACCCGTCTGAACCGCACGGAGGCACACTACATCTATGCCCGTCTGGAACGTGGTTCTGACGATGCCATGGTGCTGTTTTCCGTGAACGACTATGCTACTGACGGAAGCATCGGCGGAGAGAATCCCAGCGAAGATTTCTATTACATACGTATCGGAAGCATTACCGCCACCGACAGTCTGGAAGCTGCCACCCTCGACCGTGAAATTACACTGGACTACGGTAAGCTTTCTACTCCTGAAGGACAAACGCAGGATACAGCCGGATGGAAAGAACTGTTTGAAGTGACAGCCGATGACCTTATCCGTCCGCTGAAACGCTTCACTTCCTACATAGTTCAAGGCACTCTCTCCATTATCGGGAAACTGGTTATCAACGACAAGCAGATTTCTGATGTGGCTCGCCAGGGAGATGATGAAGAATTTACCCCTAATGACGAAGCGATACCTACCACCAAGCTTCTTACGGGAAAGTATTTGAAATACCTTCGCAGCTTCTTCCTGAACAAAGATCAGGAAGACTCTACCGACTTTGTACAGACTTTCAGGAAGGGAGTGAAGATGGGTAGCTATACCACTGGCGTGCTTGGTTCCGGCGGAGCCGTACTTGTAGACGAAAACGGGAACACTCATGCAGAGTTCGACTACCTGAATATACGCAAGAAAGCCCTGTTTACTGACATAACCGTCCAGGAACTGAAGCACGTGGGAGGTGCGTTGATACTTTCTCCTGCGGCAATGATTATATCAAGTGTAGAAGAAACGGAAGACGGATACAAATGTTACTTCAACCGGACAGATGGTGAAGGAAGGAGTGTCTATAATGAGTTTGAACCGGATGATCAGGGCCGATGCCAGACATTTAACCTGGAGGTACAGCCAAACGGACAGAAAGGAAATCGCTACTGGTGGCGACTCGTTATTGAAACAGGCGACGATTATGTGGTATTCTCTAAAACCGACGCAGACACCGGAAGTGACATTCCGCAGGCTGGCGACCAGGTGTCTCAACTCGGGAACCGCACGGATGTAACCCGGCAGAACGCACAGATTTATTCCGCTTACGGTTCCGATTCTCCATCCCGTAAGATGTATCAGGGAATCAATTCCTACAGCCTGGAAGATAAGGTGATAAAGGACGAATACTTCGATGTAGTGTCAGGGCGCTTCAAGGAGGTGACTTACGGAGACACTTATACAGGTAATCGGCAGAACACATCTTACTTTATAAATGACGAGGACGAAGGTGTAAGTGTGGCAGGAAAAGTCCAAATTCAGGCCGGCTCTACCGGCGCAGCAAACCTTGACGACCTTCCTCAAGAGATACAAAACGCAGTGAAGGTGGGTGGAGAGAATCTTTTGCGTAACACTTCTTTCTGTGGAGATTATCAGACGGTTTCTCTTCAGACATCTACCACGTTAAAGTCCGATTCACAGATGTACAGCCCCAGCTTGAAAGAATGGGAAGGTACAGGCCAGGTGAGTGAAGACGCGGATTCTGCATCAGGATTTTCGTGTGCGTCATTCAGCATATATCAGAATATAATTCTCATAGAGGGAGAGACCTACATGCTCAGCTACAAGGCCAAAGGAGCATCCGTCACATTCCGTGTAGGCGATGTGGAGATTGCGCAGGAACTTACATCGGAATATGTACGCTACACTCATCAGATAGTATATAATTCAGGGAATTTATTCTCAGCAAATGGCCCTTCTGCTACGATTTGCGAAATCAAGCTCGAAAGAGGTACGATAGCAACCGACTGGTGCCCTTCACGCGATGATACAGACCCGGTGGCCGACGGGTTCAAGGACCTCTGGTATTTACAGGATGCGCTAAAAGGTGAAACTCAGGTGTTGGGTGGGCTTAATCTTACCTCTATGATTCAGCTTGGCAAGTGGGTAGACGGAGTAATGGAAAAAGTGAATGCCGGTGTGAGCGGAATCTACAATGAAGATACCGATGTGGCATTCTGGGCAGGTGGTACCTTCGAGCAGGCCATGCGTACCGTAACAAAAATGCTGAATGGTGAGCAGCCCACCGACGAAGATTGGAAAGACATGGCAAAATTTGTAGCCACACACGGAGGTAACGTATTCCTTCGTGGGTACATCTATGCGCTGGGAGGTGTATTCCGTGGTACTATCTATTCTAACGACGGAGAGTTCGGAGGAACAGTAAAGATAGCGAACGGAAAGATACTTCTTAATAAAGACGGTTCCGGTTCTTTGGCTAACGGAAGCTTGTATTGGGACAAGGAAGGGAATCTGTATCAGAACTCTAATTTCGAAGTATCGGCAAAAGGATATACGTTAAAGATTGACAGAGAATTTGCAGACTTTAGAATTTATGACTCTGAGGACAGAATGGTAGTTGCTATACAGCCTTTCTCAGACATTTATGGCAGCACTCCGGTTATTTATCTAAGAATGCCAGATTATCAAATGGAAACAAAAATAGATGTCACTGGAATAAATATAATTTATGGGGAAAAAGCGGAAAGACAAGCTTATTTCGGTCTTGACGGAATAAGTTTTCAGAATGAGTATGATAATGTAATGAAGGGAATTACAGATTCATTCCGAACTACAGACTCTTTAGGTAAGACTTGGGAATGGCTTGTTTGTAATGGTATAATATATAAGAAGTATCAGGTATAACAAAATACATAATTATCATGGCAACATCGCAAATAAAATCAGACACAAACTGGGGAGAAGCCGTATCCGTGATTAACGGAAACTTTGCCAGTCTGAATCAGGCAGTGGAAAAAGCAAAGGCGCAGACTATGATAAAACTCCCTTTGTGCGATTCTGAATCCGATCTGAATACAAAATATCCTCCTGCTTACGAAGGCCAGATGGGGCTTGTCGGTACTACGCTTCCTACCACTCTCTATAAGGTGAAAAACGGTGCTTGGGTAAGCACCGGAACGTCAGTTGGCAATCCTTCTGCAGTTCTGTCAGAGGTAGTGGCATACGATTCACTTGGGCAGGTAGACGAAGTAACCGTGTAGACTTTTTGTCCTTCATTACCAGTGAATGATACGATAAATTTGTAATAAAAGAAATACCCATCATGAAGATATACGCAGGACAAACCCTTGAAGGAACAATGGTATTTACCGATGACGACGGGAGCCTTGTAACTGATTTCTCGCAGACAGAAATCAAGCTGCTTTTGCGCAACCGGCACGACGATTATCAGGTGCTTCTTTCAAAGGAGAATATGCAGATAGAAGGGAGCCATGTAAAGTTTACATTCTCCTCTGATCAGACAAAGAAGCTGAGTGTGTCTGCCATAATCGAAGTAAAGCTTATCGTCGGCGAAGTGGTTCGAATAGCCAAGCAGGAACAGATAGAAGTAGTAGATAACCGCATTAAAGACCTATAGCATGAAAGTAAGAATTACATTTCAGAGTCCTCTAACCACGATAGGGGAGAAAGGTGCAGGCTGTGTGGAGCTTCTTCTTGGTACAATTCTTAAAGGCGATAAGGGAGACCCTGGAAGAGACGGAAATGACGGCGCACCAGGTCAGGATGGTGTTCCCGGGAAGTCGGCTTACGAATATGCGAAAGAACAAGGATTTTCCGGAACAGAAGAACAGTTCTCGCAAGCACTTGCAGGCGTGTTTCTTCACGAAAATATAGGTGAAACCGATGAAGTGACTATATGACCATGCAGAAAATAAGAATAGGAAAAGAATTTACTGCAAGATGGGGAGTTACTGTAAATGGAGAAAAAACAGACTTAAATTCCCTTTCTATTACAGTCTTGATGGTATATCCTTCCAGAAGAAAAAAGAAGATGGATTTTTCTATAGAAGGAGACGAACTTGTGATTCCTGTAAACCGTTTGTTGCAGACAGAAGAAGGAATATACACCTTTGAATTATGGGTTAATAAAGATTCTGAAGGACAAAGTGTAATTGACTATTGCAATGCCTTTTGCTTGGTTAAGCGAAGTTGTCAGGAATCTGACGAACAAACCGGATCAGACGTAAAGCTGGAGCAGGAAATAGTTCTTTCCACGTCCAACATACAGATGGGAGTAACAGGTAAGTCCGCCTATCAGGTTTGGCTTGACAATGGCAATGAAGGGACAGAGCAGGATTTCCTTAACTGGATGAAACAGCCTGCCGAGCAGTCCGCCGAACAAGCTCTCTATGCTGCCCGGCAGGCCGAAACCTCGTCAGAAAATGCCAGCGAGAAAGCACAGCAGGCCCAAAGCGCGGCTTCTTCCGCGTCATCGGCAGCGTCAGAAGCCCGACAGGCAGCAGCGTCCGCATCATCTACAGCGGAAGAAGGGAACAAGCTTATAGAAAACCTGAAAAAATATGAGGAAGCACTGAGCGGAATGCCGCTCTATGAGAACGCAGGAGAAACAAACGAAATAAACATTTAAAATACGATAGAACAATGGCAGCAAGAAAATCACAACTGAAAGACCCTACCACGGGTGAGAAAATATATCCTGTCACCTCGTCTGCTTGTGTCGGGATGAGTAATGGAAGCGGGAGCCTTGATAACAAACTTACCGAGCTATATAACTATTATTTAGATAAATTAAAAGAACAAGAAATATTATTGTATAGTGACTTAATATGGAGTGTTGGTCTATATGATACAAAAGGTATTTTGGACGTTAATCAAAAAGAATTTGTTAATACATTTATACCTATTGCAAAAAGAGATTTAAGATTATACAACTATAATAATGATGCGATTGTTAATTTTATAGACAAAAATGGAGCATTTATTTCAAATTATAATTCATGGATTAATCTTAAAGACAAAACTATATTATATGATGAAATTCCTGAAAATGCACATTCACTATGTATATCTGTCAAAAAAGAATTTTACACAGATCTAAAAATAGACAATAGAGAACAGAAATATATTTATTTAGATTCTGTGGAAGAAAATGTAGGGAATAATGAACAAATGATTAAAACAATCTCAGAGGATTTAGGATATCTAAATATTGATGTATTCGGCTCTGGAGAAGAAATAAAATTTAATGATGTACAAGAGGTAGAGGAAAATATATCTTCTTCATATCATGTATTACAATCTGTAGGTAATGAAAAAAAGACGGTATTAACTGGATTTTCATTTAAGATAGGTAATTCAAGTGATGATATATTTGAAATTGGATTATGTACGATTAATACAAGTTATCCTAATGAATCTTCTGAGATAAATGTATATTGGAGTGAAGAAATTACAGTAAAATCCTCCGAAAAAACAGATTATAATAAGACTTTCTCTTCAAAAGAAATTATAAACGTAAAAGAAAATTCATATTTATACGTTCATGGTTTGAACGCAGGGAATACAGCAACTATTCCTTTAGTTACCAATGAAGATAAATCTATATATTTATTTACCTCTATAATATCAAATACAGGATACAAAGAAATTCAGGGGAAATCGTTAAATGTTTCTTTAAATTTAGGATTAACTGGTTTAAGAAATTTATTAGTTAAAAAAGAACATAAAAAAACATTATTTGTAGACAAAAATGATGAAAATTGTTACAATACTATACAAGAAGCTATTAATGATGCTAAAGACGGTGATATAATATATATATCTCCTGGATTATATGAAGAAACAGTAGATACTGGGACAAAGTGTTTATCATTGTTAGGGCAAAATCCTTACAATACAATAATAATGTCAAGAACTGGCGAATATTCGAAGCCACCTTTAATCTGTTGTTCAGGATTTATAGATGGGATACAATTTTATGGGAAAAAAGATGATGAAATTGATTACTCTGAAGTAAAAGGCCCTATGTATGCTTGTCATCTTGACCAAAGATGGAATGAGGATAAGAAAAAAAGGAAAGTAAAATTTAGGGATTGTGTGTTTATCAACGAACATGCCGGGGCAATAGGAGCGGGAGTAGTCGAAGATTCAGATGTAACTATAGAATCATGTCATTTATATGCTGAAAAAGCAGCATTCCAGTGTCATACACAAAAAGGAGATACCGGAAATTCTAATATAAGGATTATTAATTCAATCCTAGATTCAAAATCAGAATCAGAACATGGGATACTACTTAGCAATGGCACTCAAGATGATGAATTTACTTCTAATACAATAACTTTATACTGCAACAATAACTACATTAAATCATTTTATTCTGCTATCAAAAGTTTCTATATAAAAGGGGAAACAAATTATGGTAATTCTGTCGCAGAACTGAATAGCTTGTAGAATAACTCGGTAACTTATGAGAAATATATTGAAAGGCATATATATACTCTACCCGTATATGTTATGTATATTGTTTTGGGTAGTAATAATTTGTTTTTATGTTAGATAAGATTTACAACTACTTCGGTATGGATGGATTGCTTCATATAATTTGCAGCATAATCATCGTAAGATTTTCTGACTTATTTCTTCCTTTGTGGACATCTGCGTTGATTGGGGCCGTTATCGGAGTTTCCAAGGAAATAATTTGGGACAAACTTTTGAAGAAAGGAACATTCAACAAGAAAGATATGATAGCGGATGCAATAGGTATTGCAATCGGATGTCTGTAGCTCGCATTATAAAAAACAGTATTCATAGATGAAAAAGATTTTATATGACAACTGGATAGCCCGCACATTCCTCTGTGGTGATTACAATACCATTACGCTGGCCGCATGGGTCTGTACGAAATACAAGAATAAGGAGGAGATGCCACAGAGAATCAGGAATCATGAATGCACCCACGCACGTCAATGGGTGGAGTGCATGATAGCCAGCGGAGTAATCATCTGGGCACTGGTACTTTTTTCCGGAATATCTTCCTGGTGGTTCTGCCTTTCCTTCCTCATGTTTTACGCACTTTATGTGCTGGAATATCTCGTAAAACTCATGTTTTTTGGAAGTGAGGCATACAACCGGATCAGTTTTGAAAAGGAAGCTTACGAAAACCAGTATGATGACAATTACCTGGAGAATGCCGGCTATTTCGGATGGATAAGGTATCTTTTTAAGTAAGTTCCCACACGTGAAAAGAATGAGAGACTGCATTTCATATACAGTCTCTCATTCTTTTTCAATCATCGAAATAACATAGATATTTTTCAAAGCTGGTATAGCTCTTATGACCTGAAGCACGCATGATTTCGAGAGGTCTGAATCCGCGCAGCACGTTTATAGTGATAAACGAGCGTCTGCTTGTGTGTGAGGATACAAGTTTCCATTTCGGGAAGAATGCCGTTTCAATCAGTCCGTTTACCTTTGTCTCCCTCTTAATCTCCTCACAGAACTCTCCGCCTATGTGTCGTAACAGTTGTTTCAGGTATTTGTCATAACATGATATGTCGGTCTTTACCGGGGCTGAATAATCATATTTTTCAAGAATGCGGTAAGTGGTATTCCTGTCTATTGACATTTTCTCTATGTCTACGTATGCCATCATTCCGGTCTTCTGCTGAATCTGTCTGAAAATGTTTCTGTCAAAACATTTCCTTTCTATCCTTACCATATCCGAAAAACGCTGTCCGAGATTGCAGCTAAGCACAAACATATCCTTTACACGCTGCATGTGAGAAACATATTGCTTTCTCCTTGAAATGGATCTTACGTCAAAATGATATATGTGGCTTATTTCATCGGCGGTAAGCGCAATCTGCTCATGGCAGTAGCTTGGAATTTTCAGCATATCGTAGGTGTCTGATATGCGGGCCCGGTGTCTGGCCGACCATTCCACAGAGGTCTTTAGCTGGCTGCACACGGTTTTTACGGTAGAGAGGGAAAGCTTTCTTTCTTTCGTAAGGAAGGAAATAAAATAAGTCCAGAAAAGTTCATTTACCTGTGAAGGGGAAATTGTACATCCAAAAAGTTTCTGGATGTAGTTCAGGTTGAAAAGAAGACATGAAAAATGTTTTCCGTATCCTTCAGAAAGACGATTCTTCACGCGGATCATTTGTTCAATACATTCAATCAATGAGCAGCCCGACAAATCCAGCTCAAAACCGGACGCGGAACTTCGAAGGAAGTCAGAAAATTCCTGACACCTTTGCTTTGTACTGGCAGAGGTTAACATAACATGTATTTTTAAAATTGGCTCCCCTAAAATAGGAAAAATATTTGAGATTGGCAATAAAAAGTATTATGTTTGTAATGGAATACATTTACATGTATTTAAAATTGGCTTGAAGGGCGGAGCAAAGTGTTGCACATCCGTCCTTCTTTTTATTGTTTTAAAGTGCAAATAAGCATTCAATTATCAAAAAAACATATCCGTTTTATTCGGAAATAAATATTTTTTGTAATTTAGCGGCGTGATAGGGAAAACAGGGATTCCCTTCTTCGATGAGAGTTTTATCAACACAGAAAGGAGACAAGCGATTGTCTCCTTTCTTGTTTTTGTCCGCCGAGAAACCGTCGTTTTTTTTGTCCTTCATTCTCCAATGTGCTCTTCGTAACTTTGTTTTGCAACAAAAACCAAATGTTTAACTAAAAACGACGACAAAATGAAAAAGATGATTTTATTGTTTGCAATGCTGATCTCTGCAGTGACCGTTTTCGCACAGGAAGCTGTAACCTCTGAACCTTCTACTGCCGGATTTGTAATCGACCTGGGCACGTTTACCGGAATCGTAGCACTTATTTCGGCCATCGTGACACAGATCCTGAAAGTCATTCCTGCCATTTCAGAAAGCAAGTTCGCAAAAATCGGTGTGAGCGTGGCGGTAGGTATGGTGGTGTGCGTGCTGGCATGGGCGCTTCAGCTTACTCCTCTGCTCGAAGGATACCAATGGTGGGGAACGCTTATTTACGGACTGGCTGCCGGCCTTAGCGGATGCGGTTTCTACGATGTGGTAAAAGCTATTGCCGCTCTTTTTAAGGATAATACGGAAGAGATGGAATAACGGGAAATCGGAAGGAGGCACGGAATGGACGCAGAAATGGTGACGGCCATAAGCGCAGCTGTAGTTTCCGTGGGTACCTTTATTCTTACTCAGTACAATAAAATGACGCAGAAGTATCGTGACAAGATGAACGATATGAAGTTGGAACGGTACAAGCAGGAAACCGAACGTCTTAGCTTCAAGCGAAGCGAGAATACGGCAAAGGTATTCGGCGAACTGTGGAAGGTGCTCTACGAGACAAAGGCCGACAGGGTGTACATCGTACAGCCGCACCCGCTGGGTAACGCAGCCTTCCTTTCCATCTATTTCGAAGTGAAACGCAAGGGGGTGTCGGGCATGAAGGATAATGTGCAGCGGCTCCCCATGAGCGAAATGGCAGTATTCAGCAGAGGACTGGCCGAAAACCTTTTTCTCTGCTATACGGATATAGACTCTCAAGTGAAGGACAAGATGGCCAAATCCCTGTTTATAACCAATGGCTGTCGCGCCGTAGCCATAAAGAGGCTGAACAGCGCTTCCGACTGGGTAGGAAACATCTTCTGCGAGTTTACCGACGAAATGGAGGTAAGTGAGGAACAAATCCACAAGGTGCTGCACGATGCAGCGGTGAACATACAGTTCATTCTTCCGGGATACCGGGAGAATCCCTATAAATAGAGTTACAAACCAAAAACACAACACAAACAATGGACGAAATCAGTTTTAAGAAGGGAGCTGAAGGCTATGTGGCCGAATATACTTCCGAAGGACGTACAATGGTGCAGATTCAGGGTGTGAAAAGCGGAAGGCTTTCAATCTCCCAGTTTATTGACTCCATGGAACCAGTCGCAATGGATACGGTGAATTTCACCAATTCAGTAATTGAAATCAATGTACCTGCCGGCATGAAGGTACGGCTTCTGAGCGATGTGGAGGTGAAAAAAGTCAAGGCATTGGTCATCAAGGATACCGCAGCAGCCGGTGGTGGCGGAGGAGGTGAAAGCTATGTGCTCCCGAAAGCCAGCGACTCTGCTTTGGGAGGAATCCAGACCGGATTTTCAGAAAGCGGAAAGAACTATGCTGTAAGAGTAGACGGAGCAGGTAAAGCGTATGTCACGGTAAACTGGACAGACACCACATATACCAATGCTACAACAGCAAATCCCGGAATTGTAAAACAGGGTGCCCATGTAACAGATGCTACAGGTTCGGAAGATGCACATACCGTACTGAACAAGCTGATTGACGAGCTTGAGAAGGCCGGGGTTCTGGCTTCTGCATAACCACAGTCACAACACACAAACTAAACTAGACACGACATGAGAATCTGGATTGATAACGGTCATGGTGCAGGCACCAAAGGGAAGCAGTCGCCCGACGGACGGTTGCGTGAATATGCCTATGCACGCGACATTGCACGCCGCGTGGCGGATGCGCTGAAGAAGAAAGGGCTCGACGCGCAGCTGCTCGTTCCGGAAGAGGAAGACATTTCGCTTCAGGAACGGTGCGCACGCGCAAACCGGGTGAAAGACAGCATCCTGGTATCCGTCCATTGCAACGCTGCCGGAAGCGGCAAGCAGTGGATGACCGCACGCGGATGGGAGGCATGGACCAGCGTAGGTCAGACCAAGGCCGACAAACTGGCCGAATGTCTGTATCAGAGTGCGGAGCAGGTGCTGAAAGGCATGAAGATTCGCAAGGACACCGCCGACGGCGACAGCGACAAGGAAAGCGGTTTCTATATTCTGAAGCACACCGTATGCCCGGCTGTGCTGACGGAAAACCTTTTTCAGGACAATCGCGAAGATGTGGACTTCCTTCTGTCGGATGAAGGCCGCCAGAAGATTGTCACGCTGCATGTGCAGGGAATCTGTAAATACCTGGGCGTATGAAACAGCTTCCGTGGATACTGGTAGGCTTGCTGTCGGCCGCGCTCCTCTTTTCGCTTTTCTTCCGTGGATGCGCGTCGCCGCAGTCTGGACAGGGTGATACCGTATGGCTTCCCGTCAGGGTAGATACGATACGCGACACGGCAGTTGCTCCTCCCGTGTCAGAGCGTCCCGCAGGAACAGACACCGCATGCCTTCCGGTATATCGTCCGCAGAAACCGTCCGGGTCAGCTTCCATTCCGGACAGCATAGCGGATACGGCTACGGTTGTTTCTGATTCGCTTTCTACAGGGACAGACAGCGTAGACGTGATTATTCCTCTCACAGAGAAGGAATACCGCACGGACGACTACCGGATAGTCATTTCAGGGTATCGCCCGCAACTGGTGTCGGCAGAGTTTTACCGACGCACACAGACGGGGGTGGTAAATGCACCGGCACCGAAAAAAAAGAGGTGGGGGATAGGACTGAGCGCCGGATACGGGATAGGGCTTTCAGGGAAGACAGAACCGTTTCTGGGCGTTACGCTTAATTACAACCTGCTGCAATGGTAGCGGCAGGTTGTTTCTTTAAACACAAGAGAAAAACACAGGGCAGACGTGCCCGATAAACAAAGAAACGATGAGTAAGAGTGAGATTTTTAACACCATCCTCCGCATGGTATCGGAGGAAACGGAAATACCGTCCGCACAGATCCTTTCCGGAAGGAAGGACACAGAAACGGTAGATGCACGCTATCTGCTCGTGCATTTCCTTTTTCAGAGCGGATTGAATCCGTCGTATATCGCTGCGCGAATCGGAAAGACGGAGCGTGCCGTCAACCAGATTCATACCAATTTCGACCAGCGTCTCAGCACACAGAAAATATTCAGAATAAGTTGCGAAAGAATCAGGAAGAGGTTAGGAAATAACTTATTCCCAGAGTAATGCTTCGTCCGTACCTTTGTCATGTCGGGAAATAGTTCACGACACAACACAAACACAAAACAGTATGACAATCAAAGGTATGGATGGCCAGAGTTACAACGTAACCGGCCAGGGACAAGGTAATTTCAACACTGTGGGTGCAGCAGCTGGTATCGCATCATTTTTGGGTATCAACGGTGGTAACATCCTGGGTCGCAATGGCTGGGGATGGAACGCAGAAGGCGTATGCTCAGACAACATGCCCGTAAGCCGTTATGAGTTGAACATAGTGGAACAACTGAACGCAAAGGATTCAGAAATCGCTTTGCTGAAGGCTGACAAGTACACTGACCAGAAGATCGTGGAAGCCTACAAGGACTTGCAGGGTCAGATTAAGGAACTTGCAGTGGAAGTTCGTTCCAACAAAGACGCTCAGACAGCTGTCAACATGCAGCAGGCCGTTTACAACGGTACCAACACCGCTACTCTGCAGTGCATGCAGAACAGCATCGCCGCTTTGCAGGCTATCACTAAGACATACATCCCGTCAAGCAACGTATGTCAGGATGGATGCTGCGGATGTCCGTCTGCTCAGTAACCCCAAACTGGCCCCGGGGGAGGACCGTCCGGTCTTCCCCTTCCTTTTGATTCTCAAGCACTGTAGAAAAAACTCAAACACGCAGAAAAATGACAAACGCACAGATTCTGACCGCTGTCATCCTGAAATGGGGTGAGCCGGTCATTCCGGTTATGATGGGCAATACGCTCAACGGTATTTCTGCCGGTATGCTTCCGGTGGAGAAGTTATTCAAGTCAATCGGACTCGCAGACCCCGGATGGCAGATTTCCAATGAAATCAATTCGCTGGCATCTTTAGGAGGGACAAAAATGATCCGTCCGTTCCTTGAACGATTTGTATCCCGCATTCCGGACGACATGATCCCGGAACTGGCTCACGGATATGTTGACTCTGCCATCCAGCAGGGAAAGCTTTCCATAATCGACGGATTTTTCACCTTCGACCGCAATGACCTGGTGGAACTGAAGAAATACCTGGACTGCAACCTTCCGTATCAGAAACCCGAGGAATATGTGGTGAAGGTTCCGCAGCAGCCCGCACAGCCGTCGCACCCACAACCGCATCCTGCACCAAAGAATGAAACACGAGAAAAAGAAGAGAAATAAGTGCCGAATACAGGCGGCCTGGTGTCCTGTAAAAGATATATAACACAAACACAACACAACTATGATTCAGTCAATTACTTTGTCTGGAGTTCCGACAGCTACCGCTCAGCCACTGACGGTAAACATCACTAAGAAACTGCGTCAGGCTTATTGCGTGAACAACGGCGTTCAACCTACTGCTACCGTCGTATTCAGTGTAGCAAGCGTCACAAACAACAACACGCAGAACATTGCGCTTATCAACGCAGCTGTAACTCTGACCTACACTCCGAAAAACGGATGTGCAGCAAAGACTATTCAGTGGACCGAACAGTTTACAGTAACCTTCATCGGTGCGGCAAATACAGCCCCTACCAGTGTGGTAGCTACAGCTTTAGTTCCGCAGGTATTCTCTTACAATGAGAACGGTTGCGGTTGCTCTGCTTGCGGCGCACTGATTGCAGTCCCGGTCACGATTACTGCTACCTTTCCCGCTTAACGAAGTTCAGGCAGCCGCGTTTAGCGCTTTCAGTCTGGCATCTGCCGATGAACCCGTAAAAAAGCGAAGGAAAAGGAAAAATGTTTGAGTGGCTTCCCGTCCGCGAGGGCGGGAAGTTTTGAAGAAACTAATTTAAAAATATCGAGATATGGATAGAGAACAAATGATCTCCCGTTACGAGGAGCTGTATGATAAGATGAAGGACAGCAAGGACGTGAAGAATATGAAAATATTCGGCGAAGCTGCTACCTATTATTTCAAGGAAATGGCAAAGATGCACCCGGAAATGGCTATGAGCTGGTTGAGCCACCTCGAAGCAATGTGCTGGGATAATTTTTTGTCGGAAACAGAGGCCGTGAATATCGGTAAGACCATGGTCAACGAAGATGGGTTGAAAGGATTCCACTGGGGACATGACACTTTCGTGGCTGCCGTGAAACAACTTGGAGGAGTTCCTGAAGAAAAACCTTCGTACAACTCGTATGCACTTTGTGTCACAGCCAACATGATTTACAGCGACATGGCATACAGCATCGCTGAAGACATGGGATACAAGACACCTGCCGAAGTGCCGAACGAAAAGATGGCCCTTTCATGCTACAAGAAAGCTGTGTCCTACCTGAAAGACAAGGACAAGAACTTTCAGGTGCGCCGTTACTTCAAGAAGCGCATGTACGGAGAGCCGGCAGCCATGTAACAGCCGCATAGAAGAAAAGCTGGACCTCCTTATACGGATGGTAGCTCAACTTGACGGGATAAGAGGATTTGGCTCTAATGTGCTGGCAAATGTGGTGGGCGATATAATTATGAGAAAAAGATGATGTAGTTTGTCTTTCCACCCTATATGAATGAAAATGCAGCCTGGGTTTTGTCGTTTCTTCCCCGGCTGCATTGTTTTTTAATTATCAGTATGTACCGTTAACTGTAAATTCAAATGTGTAGTCATTTTTCTTTCCTTCAATCTCTATCGGGAAAAGTATTTGTACTTTTTTACCTATCCAAATTTTATTGTCAATATCATTCTGCATTTCTTTCTTACTCTTGTAGAAACATGGAATGATTGATTTTTGTTTCCATTCAGAAGGAACATAAACGCCAAACCCCTGACTGAAATATACATTTGACGTAGGGACTATAATATCGTTTAGCTTTCCGTTTTTGGGTATGCTTATGCTTCCCTGACTTTTATCTTTGTCTATGTATTTTACTCCTTTGTGCATAATCCGGCTTATATTACCTGTATAGTCCATAAAGGTTACATCATCCCAATTTATTTTCAGTGTTTTTTCTGAAACATTTTTCAGCTCAAATTCAAACTGAGTGGTAGAGTACCACCACACAATGTCAATGTATTTATCTGTGTATCTGTATTTGTTGACAATCTGAGCCTTTTTATTTTTTGAAGGGACTTCATCAGAAATCTTTACTATTTCCGAATTACCAAATGGATCTTTTGAGTCTGAAGGGCTTTCAACAGAAGAAAGACCTAAATCGTAAACAGCCATATATGTACTTCCGCAAGAAGTAAACAAGCACATAATTAAAATTAAAGTCAATGTAAAAAATAAGTTTTTTTTCATAATGATAAGTAGTTTGTTTATTGCAAAAATATTGATTTGGTTGTGTTTGAGTTTCACAATTTCTGATTAAATGAAAAAAGTGCTGAAAAACGGTGTAAAATATAAAATGTGAGACAATTTTAATTAGATTCCCTTTTAAAAAAGTAGTCTTATCCGATATATATAAAGCTGTTTTTTTGTCCTTCTTATTTTTGTGTATGTTACTTATTTTTGCTAAAAACAAATATCATGGAACAGAGAGAATTATTATTTAATGAGGAAGGCAAATCATTTGTATCAGAAACAAAAGTAAACTCAGATTATAATCTTCATATCGAAATGGAGAGTGGAGGAACATTGGAGATTTATCAAAGGGGAAGTGATGAAGGAAAGTATAGGCGTTCATATATTGAACTAAAGTGGGGGGATGTAATAGATGCAGATTTTTGTCATGCAGTCTATCCTAAGTATATTAAAATTGTCGTATCGAGTAAAGTCACAAAAGCAACCATAAGGGAGGCAGGATCATGAAACCTATTAAGCTAAATACGTTTAAGCTTTTGACGTATAGATTCTGTGAGATTAAGAAGAAAAAGCATATATCTCCTCCTGAAGAAAAATACCTCGTACTCGACAAAGGAAAGCTTGATGTAAACAAATTAAAATAATATGCCATGGCAGATATACAGAAATTAAATAAAACTTTTTCTCGTGAACAGGTTTTGCAATCGGCAGAAATGAACGCTATAACGAAGAAGATAGACGAACTCGTTGATGGAGTAAATTCTTCTTTAAAGCAAGTTCCTGAAGGATATGTAACAGAAGAAACTCTTGCGCAGAAAGGGTACGCCACCTCTCGGGATTTGAACAATGCGATAGGAAACATAAACACAGTACTTGATGAAGTAAACGGGGAGGTGATATAATGGGAACGACAGCAGACAAACTAAACAAGTTAAAAGAAAGCAAAGCCGCCATAAAAGCTGCCATCGAGGCGAAGGGTGTGGAAAACGTAGGAGAAATCCTTTCCGAATACCCGGCTAAAATAGCAGCCATTCCGACAGGAGACGAATACGCCCTTGAATCGCAAATGCTGATACTGCCGGTACGTTCGACCATTATCACCACGAGTGAAGGAAAGACTGCAGCGATAGCCACAAACGACCATATCAAGATTGTAGATTCCGACCTGAAGCATTACACAGTAAAGGAATGGAACGACCGAAGCGTGGCAAACAGATTCGATAACGAGCTCATTGCTCCTCCAGTAGGTCTCTCTCTGGAGTGCAACGGAATTAGAACGATATTGTATTGGCCATGGCAGGGAGAATATTACGCTACGTCCGGCACTACAAGTAAAGTATCAAACGCAATGCAACACTCCGTATATGAATACGACCAGATGACAGGCGCAAGAGAAGGAACGGACTACCACGGGACTGCGGATAAAAATATTGGCACACACGCCGCAGGAAGCCACTTTGCAGCAGACTGGAGCGTAACAGTAACGGAAGACGACAAGCTTGAACTTTATAGCGGCAATACCAAGCAACGTTGGATAATGGAAAAAGGATGTGGCAACAGTAACGTCATGTTGGTAGATAATTACGCCGAACGCCTTGAAGTCATGTATGTACAGAATGAATGGCTTCGCCACAGGTTTGCCATCTGTAGCGGCATAGCATCTTCTGAAGCAGAAGGCACAATAACCAATGTGGAAATCCTAAATTCATCAGGCGTACAGGCTCAGGTAGGTGAAGATATGTTTTTCTTCGTAAACGGCCAGAACACAGGTTTGAAAGCAATGTACAATACAAATAATAAGTATTCAGTAAACAACGCATACTATTTCAAACCTGAATACGCTGAATGGCTGTACGAACAGCAGAAAACAAACGGTGTAAACATGAACGACACCGGAGTAAACTCCGCCGAACGACCTCTTCTTTCTCCGGGTGAAAAAGGAGCGGAAGCCATAACTGTAGACGGGTATTGGTATATCATTACCCCATACATAAGCAGACCGGGAAACTCTAGTACAAATTATGACTGGAATATGGCAGATTCTCATGCTGTATATTACATCAAAACACTTGAAGGGAAGTATATGGCAGGAGAGAAAGAATTATATCCATACTGGACGAACAAAAGCATAATTTCAGGATTGATAAACTATCTTAACAGTTATGAAAAATGGGGTGTACCTGCAGTCCTGGGCGGCAACGTCTGGAGCTGTGTCCGCAGCAGTGGCTTCCACGCCTGGTATGTGAGCATGGGCAATGGCTACTTGAGCAGCACCTACACGAACGTCACCTATAGTGTGGTGCCGGCCTCCGCTTTTTGATTTATCTCAGCCGTGCGGAGCACGGCTCATCAACTTTTTCATTAAAATATATTAACATTTAATACGAGACAATAGAAATGAATAGATCCGGGAGGAAACATTTGGACGCACCAATTATTCAGGACGTTATACGCCTGAATAATTGTCTCATAGAAATCAACAGCAAAGCTTATAAAGTCATAAGCAGAACATATATAGATCCTATGCTGAAGCAAGGCGCATTGCTTTTTAGTTACGCTATGCGCCAGGTTCGTGGAATGGACTATTATAAAAGAGCTACAGAACTGACATACGAGTTGCAGTTCGGTATATACCTGATAGTGGCTCTTGGAGGATGCAGCAAAGAGAAAGCGTCTATAATAGACGTTTTGTGCGATAATATTTTATCTTCGCTTGCGAGGATAAAGAATGTCAGATCCGAAAAGTCTTGAACTATGTCGGCAGAACTGTTTAATGATAAAGGTCCCTGTGCTTGCGGTGAGCAAGCTATTTCGATTAACAGGGCAGAAGTCCTGGGCGGCAACGTCTGGAGCTGTGTCCGCAACAATGGCAACAACGCCTGGTATGTGAACATGGGCAATGGCAACTTGAACAACAACAACACGAACAACACCTATAGTGTGGTGCCGGCCTCCGATTTATCAGAAAAAGTGCCCGCCTGGATAGCTGCCGAAAGCGACTGCTATAAAAACAAGCACGCATCGCTCGAAGCAGCATCGTTTCATTTCAACCTGTCGCGTATTTATGAATTGATAAACAGAATAGACAACGGCTACCATCCACAGACAAGCATCTGCTTTGTCCTCGATTATCCTGTGTATAGGGAAGTTTTCGCCGCCAACTACACCGACCGCATAGTGCACCACTACGTTGCCCCGATGCTCGGCGAGATATGCGAGAAAGTCCATGAAGCCAATGGTGATGTAAGCCACGGCAACCGTATCGGACATTCCGCATCTACAGCCATCGAGCAGATACAGCGGAACATCCGTGATGTAACGGACGGCTACACAAAGAAAGCCTTCGTAGCCACAATGGACATATCAGGCTTCTTTATGTCGATAGACAAGGAAACAGCATACCGCATCTTGCGGAAATACGCCGATATGTATTACGATAAACCCGATAAGGAAGAAAAACTCTCCCTGCTTCACACCCTGATACAGCACAATCCGGCCACAGACTGCGAGCGACGCTCCGATATAAAAATGTGGGATAAAGTTCCGCCCAACAAAAGCCTTTTCGGGCTTCCACCCGATAAAGGACTCCCGATAGGAAACTTCTATTCCCAACTCCTCGCAAACCTCGTCATGGCGGAAGCTGATGCGGAAATGATAAAAACCGGAGTGAGATACACACGGTTTGTAGATGATATATGCGTGGTGTCAGAAACAGCAGCCGAAATAATCCATGCCCGGAAAGTATTCATAAAAGCGACCGGACGGCTGAAACTAAAAGTCCATCCCGATAAATTCTACATACAGCCGGCCTCACACGGAGTAAAGTTCTGCGGAAAGGTAGTAAAGCTGAACCGTATCTACATATCCAACCGCACAATACATGCCCTCCATACAGCGATAGAAGAATACAGCCGGATACCGTCGTACAGCAACGCCGTACACGTCATGCAAAGCATAAACAGCTATTTCGGCCTGATGAAAGGAACAGCGTCCTTCAACATCAAAAAGCGCATAGCCGGGAAAGCCCTGGAAACATTCTCCGAATGGCTGTATTTCCGCAACAAGAACGGACGGTTCATCTGTGTGCTGAAAAGCAAATACAAACCCAACAAGACATCATATCTAAACCTGAACGACTATGCTTCCATATTCAGACCACCGGAAAGGTACTATCCGAAAAGGAGGCTCCCCCTACAGCTCCGCGAACCTGCATATCTGCGAGCATAACGGACAACTGATAGCAACATTTAAAACCATAGACAACATGAAGTACGCAAAAATCGAAAACGACCATCTACTCGTCAAAGAAGTAGAAAAAGGACAGGAAGTAGGCGGCAAGCTTACTGAAGAAGAAATCATCGCACAAGGCTACAAGCCATACTGCGAGATGGAGAAACCCGAAGGAGCAGACTTCTTCATCAACCGCGAATACGAAACCTGCATAGTGCAGGAATGGGGAACGATAACCGAAGAACCCGGCATAAGTCGCGAAGCACTGCTGTTCTTTATCGAGAATACAGACAGCAACTCCGTTATCACACTCACACTTCCGGCAAAAGACTACGCCTCAATCATCGAAGACGAAGAAATCCAGTCAGCACTGAAAAACAAACCATCAATCTCAATCGTGACATTATGATAAAATTTACAGAAAAAGAGATTTACAGTACAGAAGGCTTGTACATAAATCGTATCGGAACAAACATCTATTTCAAGCGTGCCAACCGTCTTCCTTCCGACATGGAGGAAATATTCAAAGAAGTAAGCGATCTGCCCACCGACAAACTGGGAGCCGCAAAAGCCGCGAAGATATTCGAGATAGACGGCTACGACACTAGCGACGCGGTAAACAGCTTCACTCTCGACGGCGAATCCGTTTGGCTCGACAAGAACACCCGCGTAGGACTGATGAACTCCACCCAGATACAGAAGACAGCCTCGATGCTCACCACTACACTCTGGTTCGGAGGTAAAAGCTACACCATCGAGTGCGACACGGCCACACAGATGCTCTCCGCCCTTGAACTGTACGCCCTGCAGTGTTACAACGTAACGGCACAACACAAGGCGAATGTGGAAGCCCTGCAAAGCGTGGAAGAAGTGGAAGCCTACGACCACACAACCGGATATCCTGAAAAACTTAATCTGAACACAAAATGATACTCATAATCTTATCAATGGCCGTCATCCTCACATACGTGGGGGTGATGGTTTACAAAACAAAGGAGATACCTTACTCCATAAGCGACACATACTATTCGCTGGAGCATAAGCTGTGGTTCGGCTTCACCATGACCGCAACCGCCCTCCTCCTCATGCCCGCCCTCCTCTCTGCTACCCCCGAAAGTTATCAGTTCACCGCATTTTTGATGTGCGGAGCGTTGCTGTTCGTGGGTGCGGCACCCAATTTCAAAGCCGGAATGGACAGACCAGTACATATTGCGGCTACCGTCATAGCGGCACTGAACAGTCAGATATGGATAGCACTTACCTGTCCGTGTCTGCTGCTTGTGTGGATTGCGTGGGCATTATATGTCGGTGTACGCTTGAAACAAGTCTGGAATGGGAATTTATGGTACAGCTTCGTGTTGTGCAAACCGCTGTTCTGGGCGGAGGTGATAGCGTTCGGGATGGTGTATGCGGAAGTGATGGTTAATGGATTATTGTAATATACGTACATTCTTCCCTTTCGCCACTTACCACCCCCTCCACAATAGCCTGTAGGGCCTGTCAAAACAAATGCAGCAAACCACTTGAGAGGTTTGCTGCATATCGCTCGAGAGGTTTGCTGCAAACCACTTTAGAGGTTGCTGGCGAATAGTTTTAAAACGGTGTCCGTTGAACTAACGGAAACCGTTTTTTTGTCCTTCATTTCCACATTTCGGGTGCCTAACTTTGAGGAAAACAAACACAAAGACATGGCAAATAGTTTAGGTACCAGACTAGCTAGAATCGACGTGCTTATCGGAGGGGCGGAACAGGCGCAGAAGCAGGTTGACAAGATGCGTGATGAATGGAAAAAGTTGCGTAAAGAAGTGGAAAATGCGCAAGAACAGATGAATGCGACTACTAATACCACGCTATACGATGACAACAAGAAGATTTATAATGAAAAAGTAAAACAGCTTGAGAGACTGACTAAACTAATCAGGGAAAATCAGAGAAATGTCAACACGGTCAACAAGTACCTAAATGACATATCAGGTCAGACCTTGAGAAATCTAGGAGAGGCTCGTAAGGGGTTAAACCAGATGCTTCTTGGTATAAATCCTAAAAATGCTGAAACGCTACAAACAGTTCGTGAATATATCAAGCAGATTGCCGATGAAATCCAGCGTCGTAAAGGGAACATCGTAGAATTTTCTGACATCATCGGAGATATTGGCAATGTGAGCGACAAATCTCTGGGAAAGGCAAAGGAACGATTGCAAGACCTTATTAAATCCACAGAACTTAATACGCAGGAAATCCAGAAATACCGTGAACAGCTTGCTCAGGTTGAAGCGGAAGAAACTCGTCGTGTCTCACAGCGTGCTCAAACCACACTAGGACAAGTCCAGACCGGCACATTCGATGGCACAATAGCCCAGACAAAAGAAGCCATCAAGTTGCTTGAACAATACAAGCAGCAGCTAAAGACAAGCGACACAAAGGGAGTAAAGGAGGTAGAATCGGCCATCAATTCACTTAATGAGAAACTGAAACAATCATCTGCCGAATTTACTTCACTGGAAGATGCGCTTGATAAAGCTGAAACGGTTGGTCAAGGTACGTTCGACGGTACATACGAAGACCTTGAAAAGCTGAAAAAATCGCTCGAAGAATATAAGAAGAAGCTTGAAGTAAGCGATACAAAAGGCTTGAAAAAAATTGAAGATGCGCTGAGCACGATTGAGAAAAAACAGAAAAATTCTGTGTTAAGTGCAGAAGAACTTAACAAAGTGATTCTTACACTTAAAACAGCTCCACTGGAAGATTTGCAAAAGGCTGCGGCACAACTTCAGGAGGAACTTTCTGCCGCTGAGCGTGACACGCGCGAATACATGGAAGCTTCAATGAATCTGCGTCGTGTAAACGAGCAGATTAATGAAGTGAAGCGAAGCTGGCAGGAACACGATAACCAGATTGTAGCTACCATAAAGCGTTTGACAAGTTATGTGCTGGTATATGCCGGATTCAATGAGGTGGTAGGACGTATCAAGCAGTTGTATCAGGCTAACTTGCAGCTGAGCGACAGTCTGGCCGACATCGAGAAGACCACCGGGCTTTCCACTGAGTCAGTAGCCGAGCTAAGCCGTGAAATTGATAGTATCGACACCCGTACCGCACAGCAGGAACTTCACGACCTGGCATACGAAGCCGGTAAGTTAGGTATTTCTGCCAAAGAAGATGTGTTGGGATTCGTGAAGGCAGGTAATCAGTTGCTTGTGGCATTGGGAGAAGACTTGGGCGGTGCTGAAGCGGTACGTCAGCTGATGAAGGTGAATGCCATTCTGGGAGAGACACAGAAGCTCGGAGTGGAAAAAGCCTTGCTCGCCACCGGTTCTGCTATCAACGAAATATCCCAGACCAGCCGTGCTTCTGCCGGTCCGATTGTCGATGTAGTAAACCGTATCGGAGCTATCGGAGAAGCGGCAGGACTTTCTATGTCCGACCTGATTGCGCTGGCCGGCACGCTCGACGCGCTTGGTCAGCACGCCGAAATGGGTGGTACGGCTTTGAACACGTTTATTTCCACACTTACCAGTAACACCACCGAGGTGGCGCAGGCTGTGGGACTGAGCGATGATTACTTGAAAAACCTGATTGAGCAGGGTAAAACCATTCAGGCCGTAATCGCGGTATTCGAGAAAATGAATGCCATGGGCGGGCTGGATGTGCTAGCTCCGATTATGAAAGACCTAGGTAGCGATGGCGAGCGTATCAAGCAGGTGCTCGTTACCCTTTCTTCCGGCGTAGACGAACTGAAGGCGCAGGTATTTACTTCTTCCCGTGCGTTTAAGGAAGCTACCAGCGTGACGGATGAATACAACATCAAGAACGAAAACGCCATGGCTATTATGCAGCGTATGGGGAACGCCATCAAGGAATCATTTATCAACAGCGGATTTGTGGAATGGCTCACGGATGTGCTTCGCTATATTTCGAGCATCCCCAACCGGTTTGAACGCGGAGAAAAGTCTATCCGACTGATGGCAGTAACAGTTCAGGCTTTGGTAGGAGTAATGATAGCCACGTCTTCTGCTGTGCAGAAAGCAAGTGCAAACATTGTGCTGTTTACGAAAATGGTAAAAGCAGGAACAGCATCTGTGAATATATTCAAAATAGCCTGGCAGTGGCTTTCAAAGGCTATGATGTCAAATCCATTAGGATGGGTTGTATTAGGATTTACTGCGCTGACATCTGCCATTACTTATTTCAAGAAATCAGTAGACGAAGCAACAAAGGCACAGTCGGAATTTGAAGCAGCCATACAGAAGGAAACATTTGAACTTTCCAATCTGAAATATGCGATTGACAAGGCAAATGTATCGAACGGAGAGCGTGCAGCACTGATTAAGCAGCTGAATGACAAGTATGGGGCATACCTTGGATTTATGGTCACTGAAAACAACTATGCCGAGAAGCAGGAATACATTTACAGCCTGATTAATGCCCGTCTTCGTGAAACGCTGGCGCTGAAGATGCGCGACAAAATGATGGAAAACATTGCCGACAAATACACCGACCAGATTCAGGAACTTCAGTCGAAGATTATTGCTTCGCTGAACAAAATGGAAAACGTCGGAGAAACGAATGCCGGCGATGCCATGGCCCTCATCATGGACGGGATGAATAAGGTAGTGGAAGAAGGAGGTAATCTGTACGACGCGCTGGATGGCTTTATGGAGAAATACAACAAGAACATAAAGCAGCTCCCGTTCAGTTCCGACGCTTTAAAACTGATGAACATCCTGAAAAACATCCGTAAGGAAGCAGGACAGACTCAGACTTTCCTTGAAAGTACGCAGCGTGCTGCCGAGAGCAAGACCGAAGAACTTATGCTGCAAGACCTCCGTAAGTCCAACCAGGGCATTCTTTCTTCTTCAGACATACCGGAACTGAATACCTATTTGCAGCAGGCGACTACCTACGTGCAACGTCTGCGTTCAGATGTTGAATATTTGAATGCAAAACGTGAGAAAGGAAAGAAATTGACTGAGCTTGAAACTGCAGAACTTGAAAGGCTGAATGAAAGGAAAGAAAAAGGGATAATGCTGAATAAGCTCGAGGAATCCAGACTGGAAGAATTGAACGATAAGCGTAGGAAGGGAGAGAATCTTACCGATTCAGAACTGAAGGAACTGAAAGAGAAGAACCGCCTGTTAGGTGTATATCAGTACAACATAGATCAGGTGGAAAAACGTATTAAGGCCATCGGACTGGAGTCTGTATGGGGACAGGGAGTATCGCTGGAAACAGCCGGAGTAGACAAGCTGGTAGCTACCTACAAAAAGCTGGAGGCCATGATGAAGAGCATTAATGAGGACAAGGACTATGCAGACACCTTCGCTGCCCGTGGATTCAAGTCGGCCAAGGAAGAATACGAGGCGCTGAAAAAGATGGAGCAGGATGTGGCCAAGGTGCTGGCTGAGAAATGGGGACGCGACACAAGCGGTAACTGGCTAAAAGTACGTAAGTCAGGCACACGTGGTGAGCAGAAGGAAATGAATGATGAAATCAGTGCGGCCATGTCTGCGCTCGAAGCTTACTTCCTCCGCCGTCAGCAGGCTATCCGTCAGGCATATCTCGATGAACAGATAACTACTGAGGAGATGAACCGTCAGATTGACGCGACCGAGGAAGAACATCTGCTGGCACGTGTGGAGCTTCGTAAAAAGCTGTTGGGCGAGGAGAACACCTTCAATCAGAATTTATACGGGATGGAAGGTAAGAACCTGGAATCTACCGCTGCATTGATTAAGAAGCTGGGCGAACGTCAGACCGACGGCTTACGTAAGAACCTTGAAAAAGACCTGCTCGAAGTACAGAACATGGCAGTGAAATACCGTCAGACTATCGAGAAGGAGCTGCTTAAATACAACCCGTTTGAAAGCCTTGTCAACCAGTTTGAGGAGTCGCTCGACAAACTTCGTCTGCTGAATACCGATGCGGAGAAAGAGTTCCGTATGAGTCTGGGATTTAGCGGAGTGATTGACGAGAGTGCAGTGAAGGAAAGAATTAATGCCCTTGTTTCTCTGTCGGAAGATGCTTACAGCCTGAACGAAGACGAGTTGCGCACTTATCTTAGCAACATTGACGCGGTATGGGCCGAAAGCATGAGCCCGGAGCAGATGTCGCTCATGCTGAAAAAGCTGCGTGATTTCTATCAGGATTCCAAGGCCGCTGCCGAGAAGTATGCAAAGGACATAAAGGAAATGATAGACGTGCAGTGGGAAACCAGCGGAAACCAGAAACTTTGGGAGGACCGGATAAAAGGTGCTGACGATCAGAGTGAGCTGATGGGTGCAGCCGGTAATCTGGGACTGGCATCTACTCAAAGTTCCTTCCTTGGTACTTCCGACACGGACAATGCCGAACTGGAAGCGCTGCGAATAAAATTGGAAGCGGCAGCGCAGTATTATGAGCAGTTTGAAAGCCGTAAGAAAGAACTGATACAGCAGGCCATTGCTTCCGGCGCTACGCAACAGCAGGCAGAAGAATCTTTCCTCATGGCGCAAAAGGAGGCTTACGACAACTACATAGCCGCAAGGGAGGAACAATCTTCCAAGGAACTGGAAATAACAGAAAGCAAGTTGGGCACATTGAAAAACTACACCGATGCAGTAGTAGATTTCAGTGAGCAGATGGGAGAAGCTGCATTTGCCGAAGTGGACGACCGTAAGCAAGCTGCAAAAATGTTGCTCCAAACAGCGATGAAACTCACCAAAGACTTGATTATGCAAAAAATAACCGAGTTGTTGATGAAGAAGACTCTTGGAGACCAGGAAGTAGCACAGGAAGCGGCTACAAGTGCTACTGTTACAGCTATTCATGGGTCACAGGCCATTACGGATATGACAGTAGAAGGGGCAAAGACTGCAGGAGATGTAACTTCTGGTATTGCGAGGGGATCAGCAAAAACAATCGGAGACCTAGGATGGTGGGGTATCCCATTGATTGCAGTTATCAGTGCGGCACTTTCCGCTCTGATGGGCCTTGCCATGGGTAAGCTAAACAAGGCAAAGCAGGATGTGGCAGCTGCCACCGGAGTAAGCAGCAGCAAGGGCCGTGTAGCAGCCGGAATGCTTACCTACGCAGAGGGTGACTATCCGGTACTTGGGAACGACGGACAGATATACAACGCACGCTACCAGAAGGAACTGAAGACGGGCGTGTACGGCGGAGGTGCGCATTTCGGTATTTTCTCTGAAAAGAAGCCTGAAATGATTGTGGACGGCGATACTACACAGAAGCTTATTCTGAACTATCCGCACATCTACGACAGCATTCTCACCATTGCGCGGCACGGACAGCTTAAATCGGCCGCCATGCCGACATTTGCCAGCGGGAACTATCCTTCTATGCCGGCGCAGATTACACAGGTAGCATCCGGAGCTGCGGATATGACCATGCAGAACGAGCAGATGACACAAATGCTCGGGAGTGTGGCCGAAGCGCTTTCCACACTGAACGAGCGTCTGAGCAAGCCGATTCGCGCCGCCGTAGACCCATACGGGAGCAAGGGTGCGGTAAACCAGTTGAACAAAGCCAGCAATTTCATGACCAAACGCGGACTGATAAAATAATGACACGATGAAAGGACTACAGATAAAGATTAACAGCCAGTGGGTAAAGCTGTCGGAAGATTTTTCCATTACACTGGAGCAGTCAAACCCACTTTTCAATGACCAGGGAACATTCTCGTTCCCTTTCGAAATTCCGCTGGAACCAAACCGAGAAATTTTCAAGAACATAGCCGATCCGTGGGGAGACATTAACCTGAAGGACATTGACCGTATGCCCGCAGAGCTTTGGGCGGACGGCGTGATGATATACCGTGGTGTGATAGAAACGGACGATGAAGTGGAGTTCGAAGATACACTTCCCGTCACATTCATTTCCGGTAACAGCGATTTCATGGACCATATAGAGGGGATGAATGCAAGGGATATTCCGCTCGACAGGGAGATAAAACTTGGATATAGGGTAAAATCAGCTTCCACACAATATTCCAATACGGATGATAATTTATTTATAACCATATACCTTAACGATGGAGTGATGAATTACACCGAGAGCAACGAATCGGACCCTTATCCTATAAAGCCATATTGCAATGTAAGGGTATGTACACCAAACGATGCAGGAAGCTATAATATATTGGAACCCAGAAGACCGTACAGCGGTGTATGCTTCTACGTAATGTATCTTCTTGATTGTTTCTTCAAATATCTGAATATCGGCGTACAAAAGAACGATTTGTCCACAATGGAAGACATGTGCCGTCTGGCATTTTTCAGCACGCAGTGTCATACGGAAGAAAAGGGAGATTCATTTTCTGTATCATGGACAGATATTATGATGAATAATTTTATGGGTTCATCATTTTCTCTTCATTATGACTTAAAGTATAATGTAATTCCAGGTGCTAATTCATACAGAACAATTGCGACATTTCTTACCCAGAACTTTTCTTATAGCGCGGTGAATGTTTTTGCTACCAATCAGAATTTCCCGGATGTAGAAATGGAAGATTTGATTGAAGACCTGCAAAATGCTTTTGGTATTCGGTTCTTGTACGACAGTGCAAAAAATACGATGGATGTCATATATATAAAAGACATTCTGAAATCGGATGAAACATCCATTCTTGATGTGGAAATAGTGGGGATGCAGTTGAAAAAATCAAAAGAAAAGACCATACGCCTTACATACGGCCAGGAAGATGATACTGCATTCAATTATGATGATTATTCCAATGTGAAGGAAAAGAATAATTACATGGAGATTCTTCAGCAGGGACAAGCATCCAATGACACCACATGCTATCAGGATAAACTTACAGGGAACTCCTATCGTATAAAAGTGGACGAGAATACTGGAGGAAATCCTTCTTTGTTTGAGGTTGGCGGATTTCGTGATTATTTAATCGGAGGCACATCGACGGAAGAAGAGGAAGATGAAATATCTATCAACTTTGCTCCGGTGATGATAAATGACGTTAACGGTCAGACAGTAGTTTCAGAGGCTATGTCTGGTAAAGAAGGTCAGCAGATTCTTGCTGTATTTGCCGATCAGGAACTTCTGTCGGAAAGAAATGCAAGTTTCAGTCTTATTCCCAGGATATTGGGGGTAGCACCTTCTCGCATGATGAGATACAAGCATGAGATAACTCTGAGCTATCTTTCCGATGAAAATTATGACAAAGAATCAGCAGAAGAATCACCCATGCGTACTTACGATGCCGGATATTGCCTTGGAATCATGCGAGGACCTGGTAGCAAATCTGGGATAGAATATAGTCCTAATTACGACGGCGAGGGGAACGATTCGTGGGTACAGACGGTAGCAAACAGTGCTTTTACAGCCGACAGCTGCGATAACTTTGGCCGTTTTTTTGATTATAACGGCACGGAGCAGGGTGGAGTAGACCAGTCCGGACGATTCTCGCTCAAGCTGGTGGCCGGGAAAGACAAGTATCCCGCTTCTCAGGCATACCAGGACCGTGGACTGGTGGCAAAATTCCTTTCGGAGTATCTTTACTTCCTTTATAACCGGAAGACCGTGATACTGACAGTAAGAATGACCATATCGCAGATTGCAGGACTCGATATGCTCAAGCGCTACCAGATAGGTAACTATGTGGGATTCATCAATAAGTTATCCTACAGCATTGACCGTAGCGGGATTACGGAGGTGACAATCGAACTATATACCATTTAATGAAGAAAAAAACATGGCAATACAGGTATTACAGCAGCCGCCACAGATAGCATTTGCAGGCGACCCCATAGTGGTTAAGGCAAAAACCACGCTGAGCGGAAAAACTTTTCTCCGCATAAAGATTACGGTCAATGCCACCGCATTTGCCGGATCTGAAGAGTTTCCTTATTCAGAAAGTTACTCATTTGAGGTAGGTTCTGACGGGATAGCCGTTTTCAATATTGGAGAAACCATAAAAACTGCGCTGTCACGAAAGATGACGTTTGATGTGAACGGCACGCAGACCCTTTCACAGATGATATACGCTGCACGATACACCATTACCTACAAGGAATCATATCTGGACGGTATGGTAGAGATAGAAGAAGGTGAAACCACTTCCGAGCAGTACAATGCCATACCCGGAAGGCTCACGGAGTTTGAACGCCTTACCACATCCAATGTAGATACCACAGAGATTTTAGGTGAAGGACGTATCTTGAGCCGTAAACCGGAGGGGGATATTGTTCCATTGGGATGGATACTGTGTATTCCTGCGGTAAGTACCCGATCGGATACCATTACCTACAGCGTAGTGCAGGGAGAAGAATCGAAAGAATATTCCGATTATACCCGTGGTGCGCTGGTTCCAGATTCGCTTGTCATAAGTACGTTCCTCCTGAAAGAAGGTGAGCTTACAGTGAACACCGGATTTGAAACCGGGAAGAAGCGCTATGCGGTAAAGACAAACCCGCTCATGCGTCACTTCATATTCCTGAACGGATTCGGGCTGATGGAAAGCGTAGTCGCTTTTACGCGCGATGCGCTGGAATATGACATACAGAGTGAGCTCTACACGCTGCCTGCTGACATTTCCTACCGTGCTACCACGCGCACAGCCAGCTATGCACAGGCACCTTCAGGAACTTTTTCCATGAGCAGCGGATTCGTAAACAGGGAGTGGGCCGAATGGTGGCTCACGGAATTTGTGGTGACGCGAAAGGCATGGATGTACGACAACGGCACATACATACCCGTCACCATCATACCCGAAGAGACGAACGAACTTTATGACCGCGCTAAACCCGGTATGCTGTCCGTGAATTTCAGTGTGCGGTATGGATTCTCAGGAAGTACACTGAACTCATTCGTCTAACGGAAGGAATCCTTCTCCGTTTTTCTTCTGTAGTTTTTCTTTCAGTCGGATAACCTGCTGGCGGAGCATACGGTTCTCTTCCAGCAGGATTTCCGCACTGGTCATCCCGCTGGAAAGGTCCATACGGTTTAAGTCTGTAATCAGACAGTAAGGTGTCACTTCAAGTTTATTACATATATCAAGCATGTCTTTTATGCGCATGGTGCTGTTTTCTTTTCGCCATGCACGAAGTTTCCATTCGCTAATATTCATACGTTCAAGCAGTTCCGAGCGGTTTATACCCGTCACGCTCTCCTTCCCGAAAAAATCATTCACATATTCCGGATGGAAAACTACCGTCTTCCAGTTGTCCGACCGGTAATAGTCGTACACATTTACTTCCGGAACAATGCCGTTATCCCGATAGAATATGTGCCTTGTGCTGATATGGTATTTGTTGCAAAGTTTCACCAGCGAGGTAATCAGCATGTTTCCTTCAATGAAGAGTTCGCTGAAATTCTGCATACCGGCATCCTGAATCACTTTCCGTCTGGACACTCCCACGACGATATGAAAGTTCTCCAGCAGTCGCCAGTTAGCCTTCCATTCCCTGACTTTCCTGTCTGCGTAGGTATATTCCGTGGATTCTTCTGCCACAAGCTCCGTTTCCTTGATTCTTGCTTTCAGCTTGCGGTTTTCATCCAGAAGTGAGATTCGTTCCTGACGGTATTCCCTTATAGCCTCTTTGAGTTCCGAAATTTCCTGCCACACGCGCGGTGATATTTCCGTCTCGGTGGCCGCGTACTTTTCAAGCTTCTCATTCTCGTCTTCCATGAATACGTCTATGTCGATTCCGAAACGGTTGCATATCCCGATAAGCCAGTTAACCGTACACCCGCCTATCTTCGGATTCTGCCACCTTACGATGCTGGTGACTGATATTCCGCTCTGACGCGAAAATTCAGCAAGCGAAGGAATTTTGGTAAGTCCCTGCGGGCCGTAGAGCCAGCGCAGGTTTTCGGGTATGAATCTCACTTCTTTAAAATCTTCATCCGGTATGACATATTTGAAGCGATTTCCGAGTAAATTTTCCGGAGGAGCCGACATAATGAAGTTTGACAGGCTTATGTGGAATGTGTTGCACACCATTACGATGTCATGCACGAGTATATTGTCTTGATTATCAACCTTTCTTTTATACATGTATGATTTTCCGTACACCTTCTCCGACAAGCCTTTTTCGCTCAGGCCGAAGAGCTTCGGAAGATTATTGAACAGGAAAGAATTGAAATAGTACATAAAAAATCAGTTTAAAATTGTTATTTCCGTAACAATTATAATGCGATTGTCAAATTAAAATTGTTACTTTGTGGAGTAAAAATAACAAAAAACGACCGAAACCGCAAAAGCGAGAAACGACAATATATATCAGAAGTATGAAAATGAGCATCATTGAAGCATTATCCGAAAAAAAGTTGAGCCCCATGCGGCTGGGATTTAGCCGCTACCTGGTGGAACATTACGGAATGAGCATGAGCACGGCGTACCAGAAGATCAGGTTGAACCGCGTGCGCCGGTGGGAGGCGGAAGGCGTGGAAAAATGCCTGAGAGATTTTGATCCTGACTACGAAGGGGAACTGAAAGACTTCTTTTCCAGTGTGAGAAAGAAGGGAGAATTTATCGAGTTCATGAAAGAACGAGGTATGGGCGAACATGCGCTGCGTGCGCATTTCCGTAACTTCGACTTCACGGAAGTAGAGCTTCGCGGGCTGGAATCTATTTATAAGGAGTATAAGAAACAAATGGAGGAAATGTGATGGGATACATGCTGGAAAGACAATGGGAAGCATATACACGCCTTCAGGACGGATTCTCAAGAATTGTTTTTGAAGACGGAGAGGAAATTACGGTAAAGAACGACGGGAAGACGGGAATTGACTTCGTAGAGGAATACCTCGACGAGATGAAGAAAAACTATCCCTCACACCTGGTGGCAGCCGACCAGCTTCTGCAGATGCGACTTGGACGTTCTTATAAGACCATACGGAACCTTCGCAGCCGCTATCTGTCAGAGCTTGCGCTGGTAAGCCTGAACTGTTGTTTCGGACGCGAGGACGATATTCCCGACCATGAAGGTCCGGAAGACTTCAATACCGAGAACACGCACTGCCCTATGCGATATAACTGTCCGTTCAACGGATTCAACCCCGCCTTCAAGGATAAAAAGGAGGTGTGCTGCAATCCGGTGTACGAGTGCGGACTGACTCCCACTCAGGCTGCTGTGGCGAACATGCTGGTAAATACTTCGCTCACCTACGAAGAGATTGCCGACGAAATGGGATGCAGCTATTCCAATATAGACAACATGCGGAAACGTATTTTTGCGAAGTTGGGTGTGGCTACACGTCCTGAGCTTATGTTAACGCTAAAAGGAAAGCGGCTGGTATGAAACGAAGCAGAGCAGTATATGAACAGCGTTTCCATGTGCGTCACACGGAAATAGCGATAGGCTATCCGGAAGGTAGCGTGAGCATAGCTTGCGGCAACCTGTCGAAGTCGTGCATGCAGAAGCTCATGAACGAGCTGGTGTACGACGGATATTCTTCCACAGGAAGCGTGCAGGAAAATACGATTTACCTGCATGAGCCAGACCCTATGATGTGCCTGCCAGATAGCCTGAAAGAAATGATACAAGCAAAAATGGAAAGCATGAACTACGAGGTGACATTCCTCTTTTAAAATTCCCTGAAATGATTTCTGACAAGACAGTTGATAAACTCAATGCGCTCCCGCTTCCCGACGTGATGCGCAACAACGGATACCTTCCCGCATCGCAGACCGCACGCAGCGTATTCTACCGCTGCCCGTTTCACGACGAGAAGAACGGAAGTTTCTGTGTGAGCAAGTTCCCGCCAAAGGGAGAACGCTATGCCGCCTTCAATTGCTTCGTATGCGGCGAGCAGAACCGTAGCAAAGGGGTAGGGGCCATCATGCTGCAGCAGCGCCTTCTGGAACGCGCAGGAGAGAAACACGACTTTCCGGACGCGGTGAACCGGCTGGCCAAAGACTTCAACCTGATTATTGAAGGAGATTACAAGAACGGATTCCTCCACCGGGCACGCAAGACCGCCCCGCAGCCGGAAGTGGATTTCCGCATCCGTAAGGGCGAGTTTACACCCGCTGAGCTCCGTGCGCTGGGCTGCCAGGTGCTCCCCGTGTTCCGCGCCGGGAAAAACACAAGCGAAGGACCCGAGCAGACAGCCGTGACCGATGCTGACGGAAACAACCTGTTGCGCTGTTCGTTCAATCCCGATTTTTACCGTGGCGACATGCCCGCTCCCTTCGACAGCACCCAGCTAAGCACCATGTTCAACCTCTATCCGCTGGAAAGCTACGTTACCCCCGAAAAGGCCGATTCCGACGGCGTGCTGACCAGCTACGAAGTTAAGTCCACACCTTCTTACCCGGTATTTCTTTTCCGCTACGAAGACGAGAACGGCTGGTGGGCACGCAAGTACGAGCCCTATTTCCGCGAGACGACCGATGCGGACGGCCGTCGCCAGCCCAACTACAAGTTTACCTGGTGGTACCAGGGAGGAAGCCGTCCGGAAGGATTCTACAAGGAAATCTACGGCGACGCTGACGTGATGCGTGCCCTGCAGACCGGACGTGTAGAAACCTCCGACAAGGAAGGGCATCCCATTATCAATATAGAGAAAACCCGGGTGGACGAGCAGGGACGGCGTACCCGTGCTTTTGCCGACGTGTTCCGCCGGATTGTGATCTGTTCCGGACCGCGCGATGCCATCAATGTGTACTTCCATAGCGACGCTCATGTGGTGTTTCCCCACTCCGAGAGTGTGGAGATTTCGTCGGAAACCATCCGTCGCCTGCTGAACATCTCCATGGAAGTGTTTGTGATGTATGACATTGACCGCACCGGAATCCGCGCCATGAACCGGCTGGCCCTGAAACACGTGGAGCTGAAAGTGCTCTATCTGCCCGAAGACCTCTCCACCCAGTACAATCCCCGCAGCGGGAAATCCTGCAAGGATGCCGAAGAGTTCTTCAACTTCTACCCGGCAGTGATGCGCCGCAATGAAAAGCTCATGCACACCAACGTAAACCGCTACTTCGACGACCTGCTCAAGACCGCCCGCCGTATGCGGTTCTGGGACGTGCAGTACCAGACCAAAAAGCAGGAGGACGAAAGCAAGGTAGTGGTCCGGAAATATACCCTGAACTTCGACAATATGGCCCAGTTCCTTTCTGCCAACGGATTCTACAAGTACACCGACGAAGCGGATACGACCAAGTTTGTGCACATCAGCAACAACATTGTCGATGTGGTGGAAGAGAGCCAGGCACTGAGCGAAGCCAAGGAAATCATGAAAGACTTCCTGATATACAACTCACAGTATTACTCCGAGGAACTGAGCAACGCCATCAGTACCCAGAAGAAAATCGGACGCGACACCATGTCCGGAATCAAGAAAGTAGACCTGAACTTCATGTCGTGGGGGAAGGATTTCGATTATTTCTTCTTCCGCAACTGCGCCGTGAAGGTGACGGCCGACAGCATCGAGCCGGTGGACTACGTGGACCTTCCTTTCCATGTAAACCGAAAGGCCATTATCGACGCCGATTACCATCCGATGAAGTCCCCGCTGTTCATTATCGAGGAGAATCCGGAATATGCCGCACGTAAGGAACTGAACAGGCAGCGCATGACCGACAAACGGATGAACGAGAACGAGCGCCGCCGTGAGGATGCAGAGTTCATCGCCTACCAGCGTTTGTACCGCTTTTTGCTGAAAATGCCAAAAGACATTGACCAGATGCCTGTCTGCGTGCAGTGGCTGTATGACACCAGCCGCATACACTGGCGAAAGGAAGCCGAAGGCTATCCGCTTACCGAGCTGGAAAAGCAGCGACAGGACATGCACTTCATTTGCAAGGTAGCGCTCATGGGCTACATGCTTTCGCGCTATCGTACAGGCACCATGCAGAAGATGGGAGTCGTGACGGAGTACACCGTGGCCGACGAAGGAAAGAACAGCGGCGGTACCGGAAAAAGTTTCTTCCGTTCCTTCTTCGAGCTGGTGCGGAAGGTGTGCTACATCCCCGGTCAGACCTTGAAGAAGAAAGAGAACATGGCCAAGAACTTCGACAAGTTCCATTATACCGTGGACAGCATGTGTCTGATAGACGACCTTCGCCTCGACATGATGGGCAGCGAGTTCTACAACATTACGGACAACATTACGGTAAAGACCCTGTATCACGATGAAATGACACTGCCGCGCGAGGCAACCCCTAAGATATTCATTACCATGAACAAGATGCCGTTCGACATGACCGAAGGAAGCACCTCACGCCGTATCTTCCTGGCCATGCAGAGCGATTACTATCACGACGAGGACTACGCCGGCCAGTTCAAGAAACGCACGCCGCAGACGAAGTTTGGGAAAGACATCTTTCTGGAAGCCACCGAAGAAGAACGTGACGAAGCGGTGTACATGATGCTGCAAAGCTGTCAGTTCTACCTCGGCCTGCAGGAAAGCCTGATACCGCCCATGTCGCAGGACGGACAGATGCGAATACTTTACTCCGCCATCAAGGACCAGGTATTCATTGACTGGGCCAATCATTTCTTTGCGAACCAGTGGCACTGGTGCCGTCCGGTATCTATCAGTGAAATGGCCATCAGCTACCTGGAACACCGGGGCGACGCGGTGACGATGCAGAGCGTGAAATCCGTGAAGAACGAAATGATAGAGAAGATGCAGGCTTACTGCTTCAATATGCAGTACACCATGAACCCTTCCATCGTCTACCGCTCGGACAAAGGCTCCAAATATCCCCGTCACTACGCCTGGGAGCAGGAGTTTATGAACGACACGATCCGTCGTGAGGAACGCACCCGTAAATTTACCCGTGTGTGCTTTTTCTACAAGTTGGGTGAGGAACCCAAAGACTCCAAGGAGATACTTTCCTGCCCGGAAACCGACGAAGAGTGGGAGGAAAAGAAGCGCTTTGAAGATGATTAATAACCTTAAAAAGAAAAGAATATGGCAAGAATTTTAAAACATGAAATCCCGGCAGCGTCAGAGTTTACGCTTCCGCTTTACGAGGGAAGTAAGCTGCTGAAACTTGATGTGGTAAACGAGAAAGTATATATCTGGGCACTGGAAGATGAATCAAAGCCAAAGCGGGGAGTAAAGTTCCGTATGGTAATGACCGGTGAAGAGATAAACCTTGAGCCTTACATGATGTATATAGGGACTTTTATACTTTTCAACGGTTCGTTTGTAGGGCATTTGTTTGTGGACACTTCTGTTCCGATGCCGATTTATGAAGGAATTTAAAATAGTGGGAGATATGGGAAACAATCAGAATGAAAAAGTGAGTATCACTTTTGAAGTAGAAAAGGATTTTATCAAAGCTGTGATGCTTGTTTCAGGAATCAGTATGAAGGACGCTGAAGAAGCTATGAATGAGCTCGACAATGTGGTTATCAATGAAGATACGCTTCAAGATTTAGAAACCATGGATGGCGACATCCAGCAGATAAAAACGGGTATTTCAATGATTGCCATCGGTATGGCGTACAAGAAAATTACTTCCAAAGAAAAGAAAACTAAAACAAACGGACTTTTTGCGAAGATTCAGGCTTTGAAAGAGGAGAGTAAGAGGTTAGGAAAGGAGGAGTGGCAATAATGGAAGTTCCTATAATCATGGAAGAATCATTGCTGATGTTTAAGGAAGTGAAGAAATTGAAGAAGGATGGAAAAGCAAAATAAACCAATACTTGATGTATGTTGTGGAAGCCGAATGTTCTGGTTCGACAAAGAGAATCCGCTTGCTTTATTTACTGACATACGCGATTTTGAAGACACACTTTGTGATGGGCGGAAAATTTCTGTGAAACCTGATAAAATTGAGGATTGCACAAACCTTTCATTTGCTGATAATACATTTAAGTTGGTTGTGTTTGACCCTCCACATTTGGTAAGAGCCGGTGAAAACAGTTGGTTGGCCAAAAAGTATGGGAAACTTCCAAAAGACTGGAAAAGCTTTATTAATGACTCCATACATGAATGTATGCGAGTGCTGGATGATTACGGTGTACTTATCTTCAAGTGGAATCAGGACCAGATAAAAGTAAAGGAAGTAATCAATGCTATTACGGATTACAAACCTTTGTTTGGGCATACTACGAAGAATAACGGTACGACTATCTGGATGTGTTTTATGAAAATACCGAAAAGCTAATAATTATAATTGAAAGATATAAGCCATGAAAGTCGTAAGAGAAGGTGAAATAAAAGAATGGGAAGTCAAGTGTCCTAAATGTAAGTCTCTACTTAGATACGGACATGAAGATATTAGAACTAACTTCTTTACAGGTCATGAAAATGTGAAATGCCCAATTTGTGGAGAGATTATCGGTACTGAACTTGCAAAGGAAGTGGAACAGGAGAAGGCAGATAAACCTATACTAATTTGATAAGCTTATGGATATTGCAGATTTATTGAAAGATAAAAGAGGAGTATTGAAATACATACTTCAGACAATAGAGTCCAGCACGAAAAATGCAAAAGGTCTTCTTTCGATGAAAGAAAGAGGATTCTCGGATGCCGGTATGCTTGAAAAAGTAATAGAAGTAACAGCCATTCAGTCAAGCCAGATACAGGCACTCGCCATGATAGCCCTTGTAATCCTGCAAAGCAGCGATTTCGATAAGCAGGTAGGTGAAATGATGAATAAGATGGGACGCGGCGATGAAGCATTGCAAATCATGCTGGATAAGAAGTTTAAAGGAGAGTGACCATGCTAACACTACAAGAATTAATCACGTTAGGGAATGCCTGCTCAGAGATAAAGGAATTACTGGAAGGAAGCAGATGTCCAATGTGTTGCTACTGTAAGCATATTAGAACGAAACTTGAACCAGTTTCTCCAGGGGAATCCTTAATAATTCATTATTGTGATTATTCCGGAGATGAAGTTGGATATAATCAGGGATGTAAGAATGGTAAGTTTGAAAAAAAGAATGACTGATGCTATTAAAGAAAAACTTTTCCGTGGTTTTTGAAGCCAAGACACCTCCGGTTAGATTCCGTGAAGAATACCTTCTTCCGGTCCGTACAGAAGAAGAACAGACGGATCATTCAACCCTTCATCAGGCTGCAAAAGGAGCCATAGCAAAAGATTTAGGGATTATGAGATGTGAAGTTCGGATTCTGAAAATTATGGAAATTCATAATCATTTGATAGTTGGTGATACCCCTAGTTGAATAAAATTATGAAAAACAAGAAACCGAAATTCAAAATAGGAGAAAGGGTAAGAGTAAAAAACCTTGCAGAAGCAAAAGAAATCAGCTACGCAGTAGAGATCAATAAGCCTTTGAAGAAATATTTAGGTAAAAACTTTGTAGTAACAGGCTTTAGAGAAGTAGGTGGAATGTTCTATTATTACTTGAAAGAAAGAAGTAGTGTCTGCGTACATGAGTGCTTGCTTGATTACCCATACGGAGATTTTTCTCACCCTCAGAATCCCAAATTCAGTGTAGGTGATAATGTAGTTATTAAAGAAGAGAAAGATTTGCGTGAAACATTTTCGCGCGAACAATGGTGGTTAAAAGACCTTCTGCCTATATCATTAAGAGTATTACAAATATATAGTTCCTATTGGTTTTGTGACCAGAATGTTTATGAAGCAGAAGTAGAGCCAGGAGTTTATGTAAAAATCCCAGAAAAGGCAATATTGCAGGAGGCAGACTGTGACCCATATCAATGGCCTAACCCTTACAATGTCAGGGTTGCTTTTCGTAAAGAAGTACCGGAGGAAAGTGAGTCTTCAAATAACGGGCTGGTAAAATGGAAAACAATGTATAAAGACATGGTGGAGTTTATCAGTACAGCTTCTCCCCAAACCAGATCGTTTATTGCAGGGCAACTATATGGATTGACAGAAAGACTAATGAATGAAACGCTAAAAGAAAAATAATATGATGAAAGAAGAAGAAAAACTACTGTTACTGGAAGATATTTCAGCCAGATTACCGTTCGGATTGGCGTTTATCACTAAACAAGGAATGATTGAAATGGACGTTATAAACTTAGCCGACATATATAAGGTATGGGCTTATAAGAAAAGAGACAAGCATGGTAACGAAATTGGCCTGAATGCCGAAACATTAAAAGGAGAAAGATGTCTCGGGAAAGGGTTCAGATTGGGAGATATAAAACCGATACTCTATCCGCTGTCTTCAATCACAGAAGAAATCTTTGTGAACGGCTCGGAAATTTGTCCGATGAAGTACCTGGCAGAAGCGTTCGATTTCGACGGGTATATGGGCCTTTATACCACCTGGAATTTCGACGAAGAAAGAGAATGCGTGGAGTTCTTCGCCTGGGGATGTAAGGTGTGCGAAATGAGCTTGCAGAGCTTCTTTATTACACCGGAAGAAGGGAAGCATAACAGCACGCAATTGGGCCTTCGCCATTTCCAGCAAGTCTTTCACGTGCTGCATCAGTGTCACATAGACTACCGCAACCTGATCGCACAAGGGCTGGCCGTTTCAGCTTTAGTTTTGGATAATAACCCTTATAAATAAAATAGCCATGTTTAGACCGGAAGATTATGTAACACACGATGTAGGATTGCTTTTGAAAGAAATAGAGTTTAATGAAAACTGCAAATATTCATATTTAGAGAACGGGCTTAGGTGTTGTCCATCTGAATATGAGCAAAATTTCAATCTTTCAGAAAAAAGATGTTCATGCCCAACCTTATACGAGGCTCAAAAGTATCTTCGGCAGAAACACAATATATCTGTCGAAATATACAGAAACGCTGGAGGTTATTTTTGGATTTTATCAAAAGCAGATAATGGGACATTCATTACAGATTATAGAATTAAAGGGCCTAACGATTGTGGCTGTTGGGATGAATATGAAGAAGCTTTGAATGACGGAATCAATAACGCATGTAAACGAATAAAAATGAAAAAATAAGACTTAATATGATTATGAAGAAAGTACCATTTATAGCAATTGTGACTGTTGTATTAATGTTATTGGCCGGCATTGTTACATTTTCCAACCAGCGTGAAGTAATGGCCACTGTGAACCGGATTGAGAAAATAGAAAATGTAACCTCAAGTGAAGGTAATACGACTACCGAGGTTTATTATCTACTTTTCACTTCCGGAGGAACCATGAGAATAAGCATAGACGGTTTCTTATCCCATCCTGAACTACTAGGTAGGATTAAGGTCGACAGCACTTATACGTTCCGAACCATGGGATTGGAATTGCCTTTTGCGGGATTTTATCCGAATGTGGTATCCGTAAAATAAGATGGCTATGACAGCAGAAGAGTTTTTGAAAAAGCAAGCAATGTATGAATTTATAAACGGGGTTAGTCATCCACCTGTAGAAATAGTCACATACGATATAGCTTTAGCCGCATTGCAATTAAAAGAGTATGAAGTTATCACCGATAAGGAGCGAAAAGGCTGGGTATGCCCGGTATGTGGTAGGGTCTATGCTCCGAGTGTATCTGAATGTACTGAATGTAATAAAAATAGAGAATCAACATGATTAAGCTATACAGAGCGGACCAGATGCACCCGTCCTCGTCGGTAGTGGCGCTATCAAGCCTGCAAAAGACTGTCAGGAAGAGCAGAGAGGTAATAGATAGACTGATTCAGCAGCTGATTGATACTGGCTACATCCCGGAAGAAAAGAAGCTCGAACTTCTGTCTGTCTTCGACAAAGAAATGACCGAGTACACAAAACTCAAAACAAAGAAGAAAAAAGCATGAAAGAAATGGAGAAAGAAGAAAAAGCCAAGGAAAGCATACAATCCTTTTTCCTTTGTAAAACGAAGAAATACGTATGCCGTTTTGTAGAAAAATGTATGTATTGCGATGGGAATAGTGGAGCATCTGAATGTGATGAAAACTGCAGTGCTGATGAATATTTTGCGGGGTTCTGTTCTGGATGGGATGCCTTTGACGCATTGATGGGCGGCCTTCTGACAAACGTAAAAGAACGGCAACCTGACCCGAACGAGGAGATTGTCTGCCGTATGGTGTCAAACGGAGCATTCGTAAGCGGATACATCTACCAGGAAGACGGGAAATATAAAGTAGCAACTTCTCCCGATTTTCATTTTGAGGACTACGGAGGTTATGAATGTGACTACTGGTTCCCGAAACCTAAACTAAATAAAAAAACAATTAATAAATGATATGGAAAAAGATATTATTGAAAGATGGGAAAAAGGGAAGGAAAACCTAAGAAACTGGATAAAGTCCCACGAACAGAAAGAATATGGTAGTTATGAAGATTTAGTGATTGCACTTATAGAAAATGCTCTTAACTACGATGTGAAATCAGTCGATAGGATTTCTACAGATATAGATATTTCAGACCATGGAGATTATCAAGGAACTCAGATATTCTTGATTCATAGAGAATGTTATCAACCTAGTTGTTGGGACTATTGGATATTTGATAATTATTATGGCTCATGCAGCGGGTGTGATACGCTTTTAAGTATAAGTCAATATGATTGGGGCCTTCCGACAGACGAAAAGGTAGAAGAATATATGACCCTTTGCCTACATCTAGTACAGAGAATGAAGTCTCTGGGAAATGTGCTAAATGAATAAATAAAATAAACAATGGATAAGGAAGAATATATACACCAATACGCCACGCAGCTGTTTAACGACCGTATTAGGGACTCAGGAAGCAAAGGAAATATACACTTCTCCATTGACGATATAATAAAAGCAATGTGGACTTCATGGGATGCGTCATACTTCTATCAATGGAAAAGCGTACAAGCTTCACTCCCTCCGAAAGGACAATGCGTAAACGTCATGCTGGAAGACGGAAGATACACCAATTCCTTCATCATGTCAGACGGCACATGGGCCTACAATGTAAGGCCAATCGCATGGAGCGAAATAAAACGGCCGATATTCCACCATAAACCAGGAATAGACATTAAAAACGCATCGCAGGTCTATGAAGATAGTTTAACATATCGTCCAAATGATATGTATGATATTCAGAAAGCATTTATTGCCTGCATGGAGTGGTTTAAGAATATGGCATGGAAAAGCGGATATGCAAGTTGCACTCCTAACAAACAAGCTTTAGTTATATTTAAAAATGGTAAGGCAAAAGTATATGACGACCTTCGTAATCTTACATACGAAAGAATGTGGGGAGAAGTAGATAGATTTGCTTACATTGAAGATTTAACGCCTGAAATAGAGGATTGATTATGGAATGGGAAACAAAAGGACAATTAGCTAAAGCCTTAAATAACGGCAACAATAAAAAAGTCTGCGATATTATTCTGAGCAATGAAATGGATATGCAGGCGTGGGACATGTTTGTTTTCGGCATGGATCTAAATAAAAGTGATGATTACATGAGTTTGTATGATAAACTTTTTTCCGTAAAAGACGAGTATATAAAGCAAGCAGGGATAGTAGCAGCACTTAGATTTCGATATTTACTTTCAAAATTAGGAATAATAGATTGAATTATGGCAAAGAAAGAATTTGAAATAGGAGAAGTTTTTCAATGTGGACTTGTAAAGCTTAAAGTAGTAAAACAAGAAAAGATTGGAACTTGTACAGGATGCGCTTTGAATGGGTTGGAATATTGTACAGCTGTACAAGAATTTATTGGCAGTTGTTACCATGCTGACAGAGAAGATAAAACGGAGATAGTGTTTCTAAAAGTGGAGGAAGAGCCATGATATTCATACCAGAAGATTTCAAATTCAACCACATTAAAAAGACCAACATCGTGGCAAAACGCCTGCTGGAAGGAATCATAAGAGAGATAAAGAAATGTCCGAAAGAAGATTGCGTTATATTACTGCAACAGTGCGCGCCATGGAGACCAGATGATTATAATATAGAATACAAGGAAATGTCAGCTGGATTCAAGATATTCAAAAGATACCTGAATATAAAAGGATTACAGGATGTAAAATACGCCGAGCATATAGAACATCCGGAATGGACCGTATTCTTTTATCTCCGGTTTGAAATAGACAAATACCTGATAGAATCATGCCAAATGCTAACGTCGAAAAGATAAAGGCCAGTCTGCTGAAAGAAATCAAAGGAGTGTTCTGCGAAGGATATTGTCTTTACTACAAAGACGATTACTACTGCGGAGCCTGCCCGTTAAACGACACAAGCAACTGGCTCAACCGGAAGAAACCCATTGCGAGGGAAGAAAAACTACGCACCGTGAATTTCTGCGACGACTGCATCCATTTCCGCCCGCTGAAAGAAGGAGAGAAACAAAAGCCCAATAATCAGCTTTGCGAGTTTGTCCGTCCTCTCAGGTTCAGGGTAGGGAATGGATACAATGGGGAAGATACAGGTTTCTTCCTTCCCGGGTGCAAGGACTACAAAAAGGAAGAAAGAGAATGCCTCACGTGCCTTCATTTTCTTCCATCGGAGGATTCAGACGCGGGTGAATGCAGGCTCTATTCTGACACGGCATACAGCCATTATTTATGCAATGATTGGAAATCTAAAGACTAAAGATTATGGAAGGAGAAACAGAATTAGTAACTATACCGCTTTCAAAGTACAATCAGATGTTACAAGAGTTGGCAAACCTGAAAATATTTAGAGAGCAGGAAAAAGAAGAAATTAAGAAGGATGCTGAAAAGTCTTATGAAAATCTTATAGGTCCTAATAAAGATTATGTAGGTTATCTAGCAAGGGAATTTGGCGATATATCATCAATGGTAGGATATTATCAGGGTAGAATATGCGATCTTGAGCATAACTTGGAGGAATCAAAAAATGAAGTAAGGAATCTCAATAACAAGTTAAAGTTTTCTATTGAGAGAGAAAACCGTTTACTTAATAAATATAACTTAATTATAAATGAACGAAGTACGAAATGGTATCAGATAATTAAACGTATAAAGATAAGAAAAGAGATGAAGAAACTGCAAAAGGAAGAATAGCCTATGCCAACCACAATCAAGCGAATAGTGAGCGTACTTTACAGGGCACGCACCAATAAATACGAGGTGCAGGCTGTGGCCGAAAAGAATGGTCGGCCATGTGTTATCACGCTGTATTATAGAAATGAAAAAGAAGCAAGAAAACTAAAGAAAGGAGACGTAATAGATGGAAACAATTGAAGCGATAAACCTGAACAAACTGAGAGATGAAGCCTACCAGAACGCCGTAGAACACGGCTGGCACGACGAGGATTTAAGTACCGAGCATTTCCTTTGTCTGGTCATTAGCGAGCTGATGGAAGCTGTGCAGGCCGAAAGAAAAGGTAAACGGTCCGATGTGGTAAAGTTTAATGAATGGCAAGGAAATAATATCCCATTTAGCGAAGAAACCCTAGTAAGAAGATTTCAGGAAGATTTTGAAGCGTATATAAAAGATAGTGTGGAAGATGAACTTTCCGATGTCTGCATCCGTATGCTTGACCTGGCAGGTTTGCTGGGAGTTAGTTTCTTAGGGGTAAAATTCCCGCTTGAGATAAAGGAAGAGACATACAAAGATAAAAGCCAGGATACTTTTACAGAGTGGTGCTACAATCTGACAAGATTTATCGCATCGTATAATGTGTGTCATATTACCACTCTTCAATTCTTTGTAAACATATTACAAGAAGTATTTATTATGTCCAAAATCAAAGGATTCGACCTCCTCTGGCACATCGAACAAAAAATGAAGTATAACCGCACCCGTCCGCGCATGCACGGGAATAACAAATTTTAATTATGAATACCGCAGACTTAATAATCAGCATCGTTTTTTTTTGCATAAACTCCGCCGCACTATTGCTGATCTACCGGGCAATCTCGCGATGGATGACCCGAAACGAGAAGAAAATAGACAACCTGGAGCACGCCGTTCTCAAAATTGACGACTACATAAAATACAGCTCGCACACCATTGATACCGTTTACATCGGCGCACAGAACAGGCTAATCGAACAGTTTGTGAAAGATGAAGATTATGAGCGGGCTGCCATCGTCAAGAAAAACCGGCAGTTGGTAGAAGCTTCCGTACTCGAAGAAATGAAACGCCGCATGAAAGAAATGGAAGCAGAACTTTTCAAAGGCTCAATAAACAAAGAGCATAACCAGAAGAAAGGAGACACGAAAGAAGGATGATTTTTAGTCCTTCATAAACGAGGGTTGCAAAATTAGATTTATCGACGGGTGGAATCGCACGAAGCGCTTCTATCCGTCGAATTTTTAAATACAAATACAACTATGGGAGGTTTGAACTATAAGGTCGTAAAGAAGACCTTTGGATTTGACAAGGATGGCACAGAAAAGTATGTGGCCGAAGCGGTCCGTGGTGGAACCGTAAGTTTTGAAAAAGTAATCGAACAGATTTCCCTCCGTTCCGGAATCAGCAAGGCAACCTGCCGCGCCGTGGTAGAGACCATGGTGGAATCGGCTTGTACCTGGATGCTCGAAGGTCATGGTGTAAGCCTGGGAAATATGGGATACCTGAAGCCAGCCATTACCTGTAAGAGCTCCGAGGTAAGCGGAGAAGAAAAGATTATCCGTAAAAGAGTGCTGTTCCAGCCGAGCAAGGATTTCAAGGCACAGATAGACAAGATGTCGCTCAACAGGATGTATGAAGAAGGAAACAGCACAACGGGAACAACCGAGCCGGGTGAGGAAGGAGAGGACCAGGGAGGAGGAGGTTTCAATTAATCACTTTCTGATTCATTTTTAAGGAGGCGTAGAAGTGTACGTAATCGCACTTTTACGCCTTTTTTCTGTCAACAAAAGCCGTATTTCGTCACATAAATCCCAAACTGTCGTAGTATCGCCACTGCGGCCGCGCTTAATAGATACTTTTGTCGCGTAGTTACGCCATTTGAGTGGCGTAGGCACGAGACTTTCGGGAAAATCGTTCCGGCACAAAGAGAAATCGCTTAGAAAATCAATTCAGTATCAAATATTACAAGTTTTACACACCCGTTGCAAAACATTTTGCAATTTGATAATCAGTTAGTTAAGTATAATTTGTAAGCAATTTTGCAAAGCTTGCGAAGCATTGGCGAAATTTTTGCAATGAATAACTATCTGATAATCAATTAAAAGTATTGTACTTTTTGATATTTTGCCGATTTTTCACGAAAAACGAGTTTACAAAATCTTTAAAATAAAAATTTTTCGTAGGGTAGAGAAGGGTGTACATCAGTCGAATCATTTCTTCCTGTGAGCGTCCGAATGGGGAAGGAATCCGAAGGGAAACCTGAAAGAACGAAAGGAGGGAAAGGTCGGCCTGCGGAACGCGGGACGACAAAGCACGCCTTTCCCCTTTCGTTCTACTTCCTTTATATCCAACTTCATCGTGCAACAGAGAGAGCTACGCAATAGACATAAGAGAAAAAGCCGGACAGCCTGAAATCTGTTCTTTACCGAAGAATACGTTTTCTTCACTTCAAAATTAATGAACAATCGGCAATAACTCTTTATTTATTATTTATTATACACTATAAATGATTGATAATTAAATAAATAAGTATTGAGAAGTATTTTGCAAGAAAATTGCACAGCTTTGCAAAATCGTGAAAAACACGCAAAATAAGGCCCCAGTCGCTTAACCTTTTTTTGTTGAATGAAATTCCGATTGGTGTTGAATCGTCCGTAACTTGCTGTTGATTAATTGATTTACGTATATTTATGAAAAGCCACAGCACAAAAAAGAATGTATCTGCACCTCCGGTAATGTATGTCAAGCTTAGCATATACCTCCGCAAATACATGGAAAGCAGATATGGTAAAGATGTATTGATTATTCCATTTATGAGCCCTATTTACACGTGTATGGAGCAGTATTTGGTGAATAATTACAGTATGGTAAGGATAAGTCCAAGATCATGCTCACAACGTATGTTCAACTATAACGGCACATCGGATTTATTTGAAAGAAGTGGTATTTGTGTAATGGACACCGCTGAAAAACAGGAATATATTGCCGTACAGATACCCGAAAGAGTGTTTAAGGGTGGATTGATTGTGAAGACTTCAGATAACTGGCAGCTAAGCAATACCGGGTTTGTAGAGTTCAACAAACTGGTGAAGCGTGAGTTCTGGATGGAATGTATGAAGTTTGTAGACGAATGTTTCACTTCTGCACGAATCCAGGGATTGCGTACCACACGAGAAAATGCTATATCCGATTTTATGGTGTCCATGGATATACCGATGCAGTACTATGAGAACATGATCAGGTATTACAATCGGATGATAAACCGTATTCATTCCGACATTGAAAAAAAGAGAGAATGGCTTGAAAGCTTAAATGATACCGCACTCACCTATACATAAACAGAAATTAATACATGAATAACCCGAAATAATAGTTAAAAAACAAGGGATTTTGTCCTCCTGTTTGTCCTCCGCTATTTTTAAACAAAAAACAACACATAAATCATGAATTGCAGCGAGAATTATTACGAGTTGATAGGCAGCATTGAAGCTTATCCGGACGACGCGGTTACGTTTTCCCGCCCGTTCAATATTGAGAAGAAAAGTGACAAACCTGATTTTTCTGTGTCGGGCGACCGTAAGATTTCCATTCAGATGAAACCGAAATCAGGGAGCCTGAAGGAGAGCGCGGAAACCAGCGTGGCCGGCGATTCTTACGAAGTGACGGTGAGTTGGGAGGTAGAGAGGGTGACGCAGGAAACCTATTTACAGCTTGAAACGCTGAAAAACAGCACTAACCATTTGATTGTAAGAACATTTGGCGACGGTGAAATGTTTGTGCGTGCCGTGAGCGACGGTTATGAATTTCAGTATGAGGAAGGCGACGGCGTGATTTCGTGCACACTCACCATCCGCAACGTGACCGGCGCACAGCGTGTGGTCTGACAGCTACACCTTATTATATATATTGTTTTTTTCTTTCCGTTGGAATGCCGTTCCTGCATACGTGTGTGGGGCGGCATTTTTTCTTTGGGCCTTTCTTTTTGTGCGCGTTTTTCTTTCGTCCTGCAGGTAAATCTTCATTATCTTCTTTGTGGCATTCTTCAATTTCTTTGCGTCCGCCGCAAATTTCTTTTTTTCGCACAAACTCCGTGTGTTTTACAACATGCTCATTCTTAGCAGGTTTTTATTTGCAGAGAAAATCCGTTTGAGCATCCGCATATTTCTGTAATTCACGCATTTAGTCATTTTTTGTGTCCTTCATTACCGCATTTCGCGTGCGTAATTTCGTGATGTAATCAATTAATTATCAAACGAAAATGGTAACAAGAGCATTTCACGAAATCATGTCTACGCGATTCTGGGACTTTTACCCGGAGTCTCTGCATGCTTACCGGAGAACGATTCTTGACAACATTGCCTCACACCGTCCTTACGAGAAGCCGGACGAGCGGACCGACCGACCTTACTTCCTTTCTTCGCGCGACGGGTTTACGGAGAAAACCTACGTGGGTAATTACGACCGCATAACCTACTGGTACGATTTGGAAGAAGACGACCGCATCATTTCGGTTATCGACGTACAGGGCCCCATTCTTCGTAATGGCGACCTGTGTTCCTACGGAAGCAAGGAACACAAGGACATCATCATGCGTGCTTCTGACGATGCGCATACCATCGGATTTATTATCGAGATGGACAGCCCGGGCGGTAGCAGCATGGCGAAATACGATTATGAGATGGCCCTCAACTACGCCCGCTCAAAAGGAAAGAAGATTGTGGGTCACATCGACGGGATGGCCTGCAGTGCCGGTTATGCGCTGATGACCCTGTGCGACGAAGTGTATTTCACCAATCCGCACGACACTGTGGGATGTATCGGTACCATGTGCGCGATGCTCACTAACAAGGACGGCGATGTGAACACCGTGACGCAGGAACGGTACGCCGAGATTTACGCCGACGGATCTCCTTATAAGAACAAGGAATACCGCGACGCGGCCGAGGGAAACTACGACGGCATCAAGGAAGAGCTGAACCGGCTTTGTGCCGACTTTCAGCAGATGGTACGCGAGCGCCGTCCCAGAGTGACGGACGACCAGCTGACCGGAAAAACTTTTGATGCGGGCGATGTGGTGGGTACCATGGTCGACGGTCAGGGCGACTTCAAGTTCTGCGTGAACCGCGTGCAGAAGCTGGCCGGAGTGAGTCAGAGTCAGAAAGGAAATTCGTCCGGAGCCTCACGCGAAGACAGCAAATCGGCAGGAATCAAGGAAGAAAAGCAGCCGGGAACACATGAACAGGCTTCTGTGGAGCAGCCGGCATCAGATAAAACAGAATCACAAACTCAAAAACAAGCAACTATGGCAAAAAGCTATCCATTTATTCAGTCGGCTGCAAAGGTAAACTCCCTGGTAGTCGAAGAAAACGGCGGTTTCTACATGGTGGAAACCATGGCGGACAATGTAGAAGAGTTCGTCATGAAGGCTAAACAGACGGAATCTACGCTGGCTGCAAAACTCACGGAAGTAGAACAGCTTAACGCAACCATCGAACAGATGAAGAAAGACCATGCGGAAGCACTGGCCAACCTGAAAGCGGAACACGAAAAAGAGGTTTCTTCATTGAAGGACGCTCATAAGAAGGAATCGGAAGACCTGACAGCGAAGCTGAATGAAGCTCAGAAGAGCATCGAACAGAAGGATGCGGAAATCAAGGAGCTGAGCGAAACGGCACAGCTGGAACCTACTCCGCAGGACCCGCCGAAAGACAACAACGGAGGTCAGGAAAGCGGACAGTTCCATGTGCAGAGCGTATGCGGTGAAAACATGAGCTGGGCCGAAAAAGCAGAAGCCCGCCGCAAACGTGATGCTGAAATCAGCAAAGCACGATAAGAGATAAGAACACGACACAAAAACTAAACCAGACACAAACAATATGGCTACAAAGTTATACGCACTCAGTGAAGAGAATGTATCGCATGTAAAAGACATTCTTGCTCCGGACATCATCGAAAGCCCGGTTCTCGATAACATGGCAGTGTTCAACAAACTTCGCATCAAGGTTATCGAAGATATTGAATACGCACAGACTCAAATCATTTTCCGTCGTAAGGGTGGTGAAGCCCGCCGTTACAAGGAAGGTTCTACGCTGAAGTCAACCCTTGGTTTCATGGACGAAAGCAAACTGGTGATGAACCAGATTTGGTCACGTTACTACGAAAACCTTCAGAACTTCCGCGAAAAACAGCCGTTCAGCATCCTGGGTTCAAACGGAACCTACAATGCACCGGTCACAGAATTTATCCTTCGTCAGATTGGTAAGCAGTTTGCCGGCGACAACCTGAGCAACCTGTTCTTCGGTAACATTGAATTGGGAGAAGACGACCCGCTCAGTCTGTACAACGGTTACTGGACTATTATTAACAACCTTATTAATCAGGGTAAGATTTCTTCCAAGGAAGGAAACCTTGTGGCTTGCGACCCGATTAACGAAGGTCCTGAAACTCAGGATGGAGAACACTTCGACGCATTTGTAGAATGGGTGGAAGGATGGCATCCGCTGTTGCGTAACGCTCAGGAAGTAATCGTTTACATGTCGCCGAAGCAGAAGCGACTCATTACCCACAGCTACATGCGTAAGTTTACCGGATTGCAGACTACAAGTGCAGGCGGTGAAGGATTCTCATTCGTGGGAATGGAAAACATCAAGATTGTAACCGACGGTATTATTGGTAAGGGTAATCGTATGATTGCAACTCTCCCTGAAAACCTGCAGTTCGGTCTTGACCGTGCAAGCGACTGGAACTCGGTGATGATGAGTCACGACCCGAACGACTTGAATGTGCTGATTTTCCAGGTACAGTCTACCGTAGGCGCACGTATTCTGGACATCGCACCATCCAAGTTCTGTGTGAGCGACGGTACTATCGAACAGATTGAACAGCTGAACGGTGACTACCAGAAGAATACCCTGACCGTTACTTCCAACAACGAAGAATGGGGTAAGGTAACGCTGTCTCCGCAAAAGGATGTATATACGAAGGACGAAACTGTGAAACTGACTCCTGCTTCTGAATCTGGATACAAGTTCAAGGCATGGAGCGACGGTGCAACAATCTCTCCGCGTGACATCGTTTACAACGGATACCCGACCTACCTTCAGGCCATCTTCGAGCCGGAAGACGAAGAGTAACCCGCCCGCTGAGATAAAACAGGCTGCCAAGTTTGGCAGCCTTCACAACACAAACACAAACTTTTAAAACTAGACAATTATGGCAGAATTATCATGCGACTTAATGGATATTGGTCAGGCTGCTGCCGGTTGCGAAGAACAGTTTGCCGGTATCGGTAATCAGATATATGTAGCCTATCCGGAAGATTTGAAAGCACCTCCCACATACGATGAGAGTAAAGCGGCTTTTTCTTCAGGAGCATTTACTTTCAAGGCCAGTAAAGGAGCCTGGAAGTTCCGTATTAAGAAACAGAGCGGACAGATTTCTTCAACTGGTAACGAAGGGGCGAAAGGATACAACGTACAGCTGATGTTTACCATAGACAAGGACGTGGAAAACGCAGCTCATGTGCTCCGCATCCTGAAAAACCGTGGTGACGCTATTTTCTTTGCAGAAAACCCGTCAGGAGGTTATTACGTAGTGTACGACCCTACTTTCGGTACGGAAGTTAACAACAACTACGACAGTGGTACTACTCCGGATTCTGATAGCGGTCATGCAGTAACTGTTACCAGCAACCCGAACAGATACTCCCTGACTACCTGGGACGGAACTCTGACTATCAAATCGGGACTGGGATAACGATTATACAAACTTCAAAATAAGACAATTATGGCAGAATTATCATGTGACTTAATGGATATTGGTCAGGCTGCTGCCGGTTGCGATGAACAGTTTGCCGGTATCGGTAATCAGATTTATGTCGCTTATCCGGAAGACCTTACGGCAAAGCCTGTATATGAAGCATCTAAAGCTGCATTTACTGAAGCTTCTTTTGCTTTTTCTCCTGGTAAGGGAGCATGGAAGTTCCGTATCAAGAAACAGAGCGGTCAGATTTCTTCAACTGGTAACGAAGGGGCGAAAGGATACAACGTACAGCTGATGTTTACCATAGACAAGGACGTGGAAAACGCAGCCCATGTGCTCCGTATCCTGAAGAACCGTGGTGACGCTATTTTCTTTGCGGAAAACCCTGCAGGAGGTTATTACGTAGTGTACGATCCTACTTTTGGTACGGAAGTGAACAACAACTACGATAGCGGTACCACTCCGGATTCTGACAGCGGTCATGCGGTAACAGTGACCAGCAACCCGAACCGCTACTCCCTGACTACCTGGTCGGGTACATTGACGCTGAAATCAGAGGCAAGTTCATGAGATGGAGGATAACCGTTTGATTTGCATATTCTAACAAACGAAAAAGTGGATGAAAGTCCGGCACTTGCTAATCGGTGCCGGACTTTTTTATGTCCTTCAACGACATATTGGTTTTCCCTACTTTTGGGGTAAAGTAATTGAAAAACAAAGGTTATGATTACAGAAAAAGAATACTTAAAAGACTACAGAACCATGAATGAAGAAGAAAAGAAAGACTATCTGGACCGTGTGAAACGATGGACGGACGAAACTTTTCCGGAACTGCTGGCGCTGGCCGAATGCTGGATGAAGGTGCCTGTGAAGGATTTCGACGAAGGATGCCGTCTGGTGTCGGCCATTGTGCGGGCAAAGGATTTCCTTCGCGACGTACAGCGCTATGAAGCCCGCCGTGCACTCAACAAGATGAACCTGTTCCTGCAGGAAGTACGGAAGAAATCCGGACTGGCCAAGAAAGCCACTCGCGGTCCGGTTGGAACCGTTCGTTACAAAGCGATTGTTCCGGATGATGGTGCGCCCGATGAAGAAGGAAACATGACCGCACGCCAGTACGAAGAGCAGGAAGTGGACGGCCGCAGACCGAAAGAATTTGCCCTCTATAAGGATAAGCTGCCGAAATCTCTCCGCGACAAGGGAGAAAAAGAACTTTCCGCCATGTACCTGGAACTGGCAGAGTATCGCGGCACGCTGGAAGTAATGGCCGAAAATCCCAACGTAAGCGACGAAGCACGCGCGGACATGGCCAAGAAAGCCATCGCATCCGAGCAGAAAATCCGCGCGTTCTGGACCAATGTGGATGCCGCACTGAACGGTACCTACACCGAGCAGGAAACTTCCACAGCTGACAGCATGAAACGTCCTGGCGACTTTACCCGTGCCGAGATAGAAGTCATGAAGGATGTACGCCAGCAGGAAGTATGCCGAAAGGCCCGCGTGGAAGGAAACAAGAAATACATCAACCGCAGCGACGTGAAGATTACCGAGGAGTACAAGGAACAGCTTCGCCTTCGTATCGAGGAGCTGATGGAATGGGGAGAGAACCTGCCTAAGAAAACGGCAGAAGTAGCTACTGTAGCAGGCATATCCATTCCCGGTGTAAACGCTCCGGTTGCATCCGTACAGGCAGAGACAAAGCCTGCTGACACCGAAAATCAGGAGCCAAAGGTATCGGAAGGAAAAGCAGAAAAACGATCCGAAAATACCGAAAAACGTACAGAAAAAGAGGAAAAGCGTGCCGAAACAACGGAAAACCGTACAGAAACGGCGGAAGAACCGAAAAAAACTACAGAAACCGCACGCAAGAAAGTAGATCCTACTGAGAGTGTGACGGAAGGCCAGATGAAAGGAGGTGCGTTATGAGAATAATTGAGCCATGCTGCTACCACAAGCAGCTGGAAGGCATGATTGACGAGTGCAGCAAAAAGCACACGGCTGCCAACTTCTTCAGTTTTTCTGACTGGGACATGTGCGACCTGCTGGGTACCCTGTCAGGCTACTGTTCCGGAGGTGAAATAAGCATTGTCATGGTGCGGCTCGATGTAAAGCTCATTCAAACCATCCGTCGTATTCTTTCGCGTGTGAAGCCCGATCCTACAAATCCGTCGGACCATATTGCTGATGTCAGCAAAATGATACTCATTTCGCAGCCGGCATCCACCGGAGCCACCTTCAACCAGCGTCAGGAGATCCGGAGTCAGCTAGGTGATTTTATCCAGTCGGGCCGGCTGGTGGTGTGTGAGGACAATGTGGGTTTCCGCTGCGTCACGGTGAAGAGCAAATCGCACAGCCTGGTTATTCAGGGAAGCCTGAACACGCAGCGAAGCAACGCCATGCAGATGTTCACGCTCACCACCTCGCCGGAAGAGTATGAGAATGTGGCAGATATGTTGCGGATGAAGGAACATACGAAAAAGGTTTTATGATTTTTCGGGCAGAAGAACATAAGAACATATTCATTGAATGATGTAAAAATAAGCATGTTTCGATGTGCTTATTTTTACATTAAACGATAAGTATCTGTTTTTCATTGGAATATAGTAGAAAGATAAGAGCACAACACAGAAACACAAACTATGGCAAGCGAAATAGCACAACGATTCTACGACCTGCTGCGGAAGCACTTTGAAACGGGTGTGCCGTGGCAGAACATGGCCTTTACCGACGAGCAGAAAAAACGGGTGGAAGTCTGCCTGGATGCGTACAAGCGCTTTGAGGAGGACCCGTTCATGAATCTGCGGCAGTACATCATCAACCGGTGGAAACGCACGTACAGCCAGCTGGGAGGCGACCTGAAGGTGATAGACTTCATTTCGTCGTTCTACGCCAAGGGACAGCGAAACATTTCCTCGATGAAGGTGCGCCACGCCGCCGACCTGATGATGCGAAACGGAGCCGATACGGGCGACATGAAAGCGGTGTACAACGGAGCAAGCCTGCTCACCAAGATTGACCGCCTGGATCAGCCGGAAACACCCGAGGAACTGGGCGACGAACTGATACGCATGCCGGTAGTCATCACCTCGGATGTGAAGAAGAAATTCCCGAACAAAACCGGACACGACAGCGAGGAAATGCGCCGCCTGAGAAAGAAATACGACGTGAAACTCGACCAGTGGCAGGAGATGGTGGAAGACGAAGACGGCGTATATGTAAGCGAGGAACAAAACGGCCCGGACGAGGAATACGATGAAGTAAACCGGGACGGTTTTACACAACAGGAAGAGGAGGAATAAACCATGGCACGACGAAACGACTATGAATCTGCCCGCGAGGAATCACTCCGACGGGCACAGCGTCACGCCTCGGCATTGTCGGGCGTGCAGGAAGCGGAGGAGCAGGAAACTGCGGCCAACTACATCTACATGAATCCGGCCCAACGTGCGGTGTACAACTACCGATGCCGGAATACCACCGTAGAAGCAGGTCGTGGTACAGGTAAGACCGACGGACTGATTACGCCCGAAATGGCCGGTTGCATCCAGTCCATGCCGCGCGGAACCGGACTTTTCTTAGGTAACAGTATCAAGCAGCTTTTCACGAAGACCGTACCTAAAACGCTTTACTCGCTGGAGCGAATGACCGGACTGAAAGAGGGAGTCCATTTCTTTCGTGGACACGCTCCGGCCAAATGCAATTTCAAGGAACCCATCGTAAAGCCGAAGGTGTGGGAAAACTGCATCCACTTCTGGAATGGATTCGTGTACTACATGATTTCTACTGGGGTAAAAGCAGCTGCCAACGGTATGGACTCGTGCTCCATCATTGGCGACGAGTGCCGTTTTATGCCGGAGGGACTGATTAAGGCCGAAATTCTTCCTACGCTTCGTGGTATCAACACCAATCATCCCGGATTTGATGAAAACCTGAATCCGTACTACAAGAGTATATTCTTTGTAAGCGATGCACCGCTTACAAAGCGTCAGGCATGGCTCCGGAAGCGCCGTGACGAGCAGACACCGGAAATAAACCGGAAGATTGCGGAGATGATACGTGAGGCACAGATCTGCCCGGAAATCGTGCAGTCCCCCAAATACCAGCGTGAGCTGAACAAGCTGCGCTGCCAGGCCAGCATCTACTTCTCCTTTTCCAGCATAGAAAACATTGACATTCTGGGCGAACAGTTCATCCGCACCATGCAGAAGGAACTTACCCCCACCATGTTCGACATCTCCATCCGCAACGTCGAGAAAGAAGAAATCAACGACGGATATTATGCCAACTTTGATCCCGACGTGCACTGCTACCTGAGTAACGACGAAGAGCAGCTGGAAGCCGCGCAAAAGTACAGCAAACGGACCATTACGCAGATATACAGCGGCGGGCGTACCCTGCGTGTGGAGTCGGAAAGCATCGACCTGAACGAGCTTTCCAAGGCACAGGACTGCTGCCTGGACACCGACATAAAGCCCGGCGAACCGCTGCGCATCGCCTTCGACTACAACGCACACATCAACTGTCTGGTGATAGGGCAGACCGACAGCCGGAGCAACACCAGCGTGCTGCGCATACTCAACAGCATGACCAACGTAAAGAACACCCGTATCGAGGGACTTTGCAAGATGTTCTGCAAGTATTACGAGCCGCACCGCCTGACCTGCCGCGACGTGATTTTCTACTACGACGACACCGCCAAGCAGGGAGCAGCCTATGCCAGTGAGCGCCACGAAGAAACCCGTTTCTACAACATCGTAAAGAAAGTGCTTCGCAGTCACGGATGGAACGTCATTGAGGTAGCCATGGGACGGCCCATGAGCCACAACAAGAAGTATGAGTTCCTGAACGGCTGTTTTGCCGGCACGCAGCGCCCGTTCCTTCGCATCAATAAGGAGAACAACGAGTATCTGATTGCCTCCATGGAGAACGCACGTGTGAAGGAAGGACGTAACGGTTTTGAGAAAGACAAGAGTCAGGAGAAGAACCGCGTATCGAAGGAGGTGGACGACATCGAGGCAGAATTGAGTACACGTACCGACCTGAGCGACGCATTCGACACGCTGGTAATCGGTGTGCGTTATTACGGATCGGGCCGCATGATAGGTGTGGGTATGCCGATGTCGGCTTAATTGAAAATGAATAATGAAGAATAATAATGAGCAAGAAGAAACTGAAATATCAGGACCCGGCCCTGCAGCCGCCCAAAGCGCTGATGCAGCTGGTGGATGCCTTTACCGACACCTACAAGCCGGTGGAGCGGGAGGAATATGCCGACGAAGTGTTTACCGTGCGCCGCATCCGTGAATACTTCCAGGCATGGCCCATCCCGAAGATGCCCGACCCGCTGCCTCCGTACCTGGTGGAACTGGAGCGCAGGGGATTCGCCATGCAGACGGCCTACGACGGACACCCCGCCCTGTTCTGCGTGCGCTGGCAGGTGGACGAGGAAATTTGCACTGCTGAAGAAACGCACGACAAGGAAGCCGAAGTGCGCACCGGACTGGTGAGCATGAAAGCCCTCATAGCCCGACGTATGATGGAGCGTCCGGCAGAAGAGGATGAAGAGGAAGAAGATGAATGGGGCGAAGAAGAATAGCCCTGATAGAAACGATGACCCCCGCCCGCTTCAGGGAAAGACGGACAGGGGTGAAGTGAGAGTTTTAAAACACAATGCAAATATAAGGAAAATAATTTATAATTGTCAATGATTTTATATTTTCCACCGAATTTTAGCTAATTTTGCGTGTGATGCAACAATTTTAATATATTACAGCCATGAAAATGCGCAGACTTATCAAGGCACTTTTCAGCAGGAAGAAGAAAAATGCCGCAGCCATATACCTGTCACGGTTTGACACCATAGATAAAATGATACGTGAGAAACTGATTGGGATTGACGTGAAAGAGTGTTACGTGGCCCTCGACCTCTCCGTGCATCTGCTCTACAAGGACGACGACCGGAAGTATGCCGCATTCTTCGACACCCTCCGCGCTTTCATCAACTATCATCGCGGATATATGGCCCTTCCCATGCTTCAGCCGGAAGAGCGCATCAACTTCTGCGTGAACTTCCGCCGTGAGATACGCTTCGACCTGGAGAATGAAGAGTTTTACGACGAGCCCCGGGTGGAATACATACCGTGGCTGGTAGGATTCTGCCAGTCGGGCACCGTGGTTTACGATGTTTTCGAACAAGGTAAGAAGTGAGTTTTCAGGAATGTATGCTTTTAAGCATTGACAGATGTGCCCGGCTGCGAAGTCGGGCACATCTGTTTAAATTTGATAAATTTGCAAATGCAGCCGCTCTGCCTTTATACGCACGAAGGAAGAACACAAATAAATCAACTATTTAAAACAAAAAAGGAGGATAAAAATGAAACCTCAAACTAAAACGTACAAGCATGTGATAGACTTGTACTTTGAAAGCGTGCCACACAGCATCCGCACATTCAGCGTTCATGGCAATACATTAATTTACATTGAATACGAAGATTATCTGAGCGAACACCATGTAACGGAAGCCCTTCTACGATTATTGGGCACCAGCGTTCTTCTCAGTATCAAGCGAAACTGTTCCGAGCGGCTATTCCAGGAAATACAGCAGCGTTACGGCCTATTCATGAGCCAGCTTGAGCTCTGCGCTGTGATGTCTGAATACGAAGCCTGACGTTTACTCCCCTCCGCATGGTTTTGCGAACACGGCTCTTTCATTTAAGCTTAGATAAAGGCACATAATTCCCCCACCCACTTCT